ACATAAAGCCTTCAACTAGAATAAATTTTATTATACCAAGAACTATACCTGGAGGGCCAGCCGCAGCAGATGCAACTGTAGATGCAACATTAGCACCTCTTATAAGCCTTACAAATCTTCTAACACCTGCAACGCCTAATGCAACTATTGCTCTAATACCAAAATAAACTTGAGGTGCAACTACAGTTGCACACCAGGCTCCTAAAAATCTTGCTTGTGCTAATTCGTACGCCTGACGAGCTAGTCCTGCTTCAAGCGGATTATTTGGCTCGCCTTGGTCATTTAAACTAATGTCGCCATACGCACCGTTAGCATAGGATCTATAGTTTCTCATCATTTGATCCATTGCAGTTTCCCACATTTGAGTAGAAACTATAACAAATCCTCCAGCGCCTCCTATTGTGCGAATTCTTGCAAATTGTCTAGTCCATCTTTGCCTTGTTTCTCTTCTAGCTTGCGAAGTCTGAGTATCTTGTTTAGCTCGACGAGCTGCTTCCTTATCTCGCTCTCTCTGATTTCTTGCTCTTTGACGATTTGCATCTCGCTCTTGACGTTGTCTTTCAGCTGATGAAGATCTCCATCTTTCAACTTCTTGATCATATTTTGCTTGAGCTTTTTCTTGTGTTGGCATAATGTCAGGAGTTCTACCCATTTCTTCAGGATATATTATTCGCCACATATTTTGACCAGGAACTCTTTCCACATTTTCGTTTAGAGATACAATTTCAAAGATATTCATTTTTAGATAGTCCTAACTAATACAAGTGTATTTATATGTTTCGTTTCACGAAACAAGTTTTCGCTATCGCTCAAACTAATTACTTCGTATTTGATTATGTATAAGTGGATTAATTATATATGAAGAAACGCATTACGAATGTAATGCGTCTTAGTTTCATGTAGATTGTTTCAGTCAGACGGAACCTGTTACGGTCCCGTCGTCTCAAAAAAGTGCTTCATGTGAGTTCGCCACCAGCCGAGACTTGGAAGTAGGTGTTTGTTATACTGCTACACAATGGGCTCTGACCTTTCCCAACCTACGTCGACATCAAAATATAGCTTATAAGCAATAATTTCTAAATTATAGCTAATACACTATATTTCTACCTCTCGCTTCGTTCCTGTGCTAAAGAGTTTTTATGTGTAATGTGCAGTTTTTCGACAGCCAACAATCTATCTATACCAACCAGTGAGCCCAATTTGTTTGATGGCTTCCTCTCTCTGGAGAGTCGATCAGTATGTTACGTGTGCAGGTATCACCCTAGCCTTTTCCACAGCGGTATTTTCAAACTGGCCCGCCAACCTTATGTGTTGGATTGTTTTGCCTTGATGTCTTGTTCTAGCAAAGCCTTGCGCAATTTATCGGAACCGCCAACTCTAACATTAATAATTCCATTGTAATACTCGTCGCTCTCTAATACACGGCGGTCAAATTGCTCTCTTGCCTCAATATAGGACATTTCTGCCCGGGACCTGCATAGATATAATATTTCTCTTGTGAAGTTTTCTGGGCCTAGTGCAGTGACGTCAGCGTTTAATCTATCGGATGAACCCCAATAAGTTTTCCAGTCTGACTCTTTGTATCCACGTCTTTTGTTTTTCTTGCCTTTTAGTGGTGGTTTGGTAGTTTTAAACTTGGCTAATTTTTTGCCTATATATTTCTGCCCAGTAGTGAGATTGGTGATGAGATAAACAAAGCCTTCATATTCGTCTGGTATAGTGTCAATTGTTTTCCCTTCATAAGTCCACTGCATGAGTATACTTATGCGAGCCTAGTCAATTTTGCCTTCTTTTTTGGTGTTGTGTTTTTCATGTATTTCGTCCATGCGAATTTTAGCAAGCCTGCGTATTTCACGCAACCATTTTCTACTTTCGCGATGAGTACGAACACTATTTCGTGCCTCAAATTTTTCATTGGCTTTAAAATAAGCCATGTATGCCTTTGTTAATTGATCGTGTATATCGTCTTCTATCATTCTACAATATCTAAATCATTTTCGTAACTAGTAAATCCATTTTCTTTAACAACTTTTAAAATGTGATTAACTCGTCCAACTAGTTCATCTTTATGACTAATCAAGAAAATATTTTTATTTCTTTCTCTAGCCATTTTCTTTAAAACACCAAGTGATCCTTCAACACCTGCTGTGTCCATACCGCTGTCAATAAGCTCGTCAATAAACAACAAGTTAATATTTTGATATAGGCTTTCCCAAACGTCACGGAATGCAAAACTAAGACCTAAGATAAGTCTGTTGCGTTCGCCCCGTGATAAGTTGTCAAAGTCTAAGTCTTGACCTAGTTGTGTAATTTCTACACTTAGATCATTTTGGAACTGTACTTGATGCGGCAATCCTAATTTGTCAAGATAATAAGATAGTCTATTATTCAAGTATGCTAAATTTTGATCAATAATCTTTTTGCGAATAAAACTATCTTTGTTTGTTAGTAGTTTTTGCAAGAAGTCTTGATGTTCACGCAAACTTGTTAATTGGTTAACTGTGTCCCAATTAATTTCTTGAAGTGCTTCTTGTTTTAATTCTTCAATTTGACTTTCGTAAGGGTCAACTTCTTGTTGTTTAGAATCAAGAGTAGTTTTTAAACTATCAACATTATTTCTATGCTCGTATGCTTCCTTTGCAGTTTCGTAATAAGTGTTAGGTCGACCGTTAATGTCTCCGATATCTGCAAGGCCTTTTATAACTTCTTCTAGTTTATCAGCAACTTCTGTCTGATATGCTATTGCATCGTTTAATTCTTTTGCTTTTCTTGACTCGATTTCTGCCTTTTTGTCGGCATGTAATGCTTGTCCGCAAGTATAACATGTAGCATCGTCAAGATTTGCGATGTCTTTTTCTGCCTTTTCGACAGACTTAGTGGCACGTAGTAATGCACTCTCTAGTGTGCTTTTTTCTTTATTTAGAGCCAAAATAGCATTGTTCATTTCTGTCCAATTTGCTAATTTTTCATGTGCTTCTAGTTCTGATTCGATGTCTAATCTTTCTAATTCATCGATAGCTAATTGTAAATTTTCAATATCTTTACGTTTTTTTGATTGCCAAGCACTTTGCTTTACACCTAAACTTTTAATAGTTTCTTCTATATGTGCATTTGCTTTTTGCACTGCATCAATTCTTGCAGTTTCTGCATTAATTTCATCTTTAGTTCGACGAACTTGATCTTTTAGTGCTTCTGCCTTTTCGCTAAGAATAGTAATACCTAACAGTTGTTCGATAATAGCACGTTGGTCATTGGTGCGCATACTTAGGAAAGGTTCTGAATAGGTGTTTAGTGCAACAATATGTTTGAACATATCGTGACTCATACCTAACAAGTCGTTGATAAACTCTTGAGTTTTACGACTATCACCTTGTGACTCGTCTGTAAGTTCTTGTTCTTGTTCATTGACATAGAACTTTAATACATTAGGAGAGCGTCCTCGCTCGATCCTATAGTCTTGTCCGTCCTTTTCAAAGTGTAAGGTGACCAACATTCCTTTAGAATTAGTCTTGTTGATAAGATTATTCCTTTTAATGTTGGTCAGTGCTTGACCGTACAAAGCGTATGACAATGCATTAATAATTGTCGTTTTACCAGTACCGTTGCGTGAGCCAGAATCGTCACCTCCTTGATCTAAGTTTTCGCCAAGCACCAAAGTCAATTTTTCTTTGTTAAAGTCTACAGCCTGAGTTTGATTACCCACGCTCATGAAGTTTTTTACTGTAAGATCTTTTACTTTAATCATAGTTCGTTATAAATGTCCAATAGCAGTTTTTTATTGAAGTTGTCACTTTCAATAGCACTGATTTCTTTAGTTACGATTTGATCTACACTTTCAAAGTGTTCAATATCAATTTCAGATGTAATTTCTTCGATTTGTTTCTGAGGAATTAGTGTAATTTCTCTACATTCATATTGGTTGATAAATGTTTCTTTAATAAACTGTGCTTCTTCATAACTAATGGGCAAGTCTAATGTAACACGCAAATACATTTTAGGTTTAATAACTTTATCTGCATTATCAATTAATTCACTTAGTTTAATTGTACGATACTTAGGACAGTTCCACCAGTTTAAATATTCTGGTTCTTTATTATTTTCACGATCGAGAATCATCATACCGCGCTCATCGTCGCCTGCATCTGCATAGTTGTGCGGAAATGCATTACCGATATAATGAATTTTACCTTGCACTTGTCGTTTATGGAAGTGTCCTGAGAACACATATTCTTGATTTGCAAAATGTTGCGGACGCAAGTCACCGTGATCTGGCATTTGTACCATTGCGTTCATGTAAAAACTAGGAAGCTCAAAGTGTCCAAACATATATTTGGCTTTGATTTTTTCAATCTTCTTCCATTCTTCGCCTACTAACCAAGGCACAAGTGCAACATCTTCTTCTTCGTAGATTTCGTCTACAAATGTAATACCATCAATGTGCTTACCAAATATAGTTGAACTTACATCACGCTTGTCTTTATAGTACAAATCGTGATTACCTACGAACATGTAAAACTTGTCAAATGCTTTGCCTAGTTTTTCTAAGGATCTAATAGTAGCATCCATTGTTGTTAGGTTTAGACTGTTACGGTTATGGTGCCAATCACCGCAAAAAATACCTGTTTCGCATCCATTTGCTTGTGCTTGCTCAATATACCAATCAATAAATTCTTCACAATCGTCGTTGTGTACACGACTATTGCCTTTCAGTCCAAAGTGAATGTCTGTAAAGACAGCAGCTTTTTTAAACAAACCGTAGTTTCTCCATAATTATTAGCTTTTAGTATACGATAAAAACGTACAGGTGTCAACCTTTTTTATCTTTTGCAGCATTTTCTCTTGCAACCGCAGCTTCCCATTCGCCTGCGTGTTGTCTAGTATACGAAGGATTCATATCATTCATTTCTAAGATGTCATCACGTATGTTTTGATTTCGTTTTTCAAGGTTAATGACACGGACAAAACTGTTAGTAACAGCGGCAGTGTAATAAGCAAAAGGATTGTTAGATTTTGATTCATCAAATTGTAGTCCAATCTGTGCAAGTTGTAGTATTGCTTGTCCTCGCATTTCGTCATTGTATGTGTAGCCTCGAACGTTGCCGCGAGTAGCATAACGATCGCATAGTTTCATCCACATAAGTGCAAGTTTGTCTGTTGCTTTAGCATGTTTCATACTAAAATGTCCATTTTCCATGCCACCGACCCAATGACTTTTACCTACACATTCTAGTTCGCCTTCATCGTTAAACTTATAATGCTGAAACGGAGGAAAGTTTAGTTTAACTTTAGTGTCTGCTACTGTTTTAGGATTCTTTTTACGCCCTGGCTCGTCTGGGATATGATCAAATGTCATGATACGGAAGATTAGTTCTTCTTTTGTAATCTTTTTATAGTCATGTTCGCACTCTGCTTGTTTAACTTTTTCACCAGCAGCTTTGCGTCTATCATATTCTTCAACTGATAAACGTTTTGCTTTGTTTCTTTTTGCTTCTGCAATAGTTCTAATGTTAATTTTGTCTATGCTAGGCAAGATAATATCAAACTGATGGTAGTCAGAGTCAACGAAACTACAGAATCTGCTTTTAGATTTGTGTATTTCTTTTAATATGTCCTTGTTGTTTAGATAATTTTGTTTTCTCAAAAGATTTCTCCGTTATTCATATTCTATATATTATAATATACTCTGTTAATAAAGTCAACTAAATAATACTATAGGAGAACACTTATGGCACAACAAAATCCACAAAGCAGTATTGAAAGCATACAAGGTAGTGCATTAGAAGTCGGTGAATCAATTGCAAGTATTCCTAGTAATGTAGGACAAAAAGTTACAAATGCAATTTCAGACACAGGCTTTGGCAAAGCTCTAAGATCTGTAGGCTTACTGCCAGGTGCAGCACCATCAAGTGGTACAGGGTTTGTAGATGCACAATGGGGATCGCAAACTGATTTAGACTGGCGAGTTCGTCTGTCTGTCCCGCAAAATTACAAATCTAGTAGACTGCTAACGCCTTTACTTGAAACTAACGGATTTATGTTTCCATATACTCCTCAAATTATTATGGAACATAGTGCAAACTATAATGCACTACATCCTACACATAGTAATTATGCTTTTCCTGCTTATCAAAATAGCCAAGTGAGTGCTATGACAATTATTGGAGACTTTTTTATTGAAAATGAAAAAGAAGGACAGTATTGGGTAGCAGCAACGCACTATTTACGTTCGATTACTAAAATGGCGTATGGTGCAACTAGCAATCAAGGTGCTCCGCCTCCAGTAGTAAAACTAAACGGATACGGAGATTATGTATTCAAAGATGTTCCTGTAGTTGTACAAATGTTTACAGTTGAACTTCCGAATGATGTTGACTATATACAAGTTGGTGTAGGCGAAAACGGAACTTGGGTTCCAACAAGAAGTTCGATATCAGTTGTAGTACAGCCAACATACAGTAGAAAGAGTGTTACTAACTTTAGTTTAGATGCATTTGTTAATGGACAGTACATAGTCGACGGCAAAGGATTTATCTAATGGCACAATACGAATCAACTAGTCCGTGGAATAAAACTAATGTAATACAAGGTCAGTATTTGGATCTTTTAACTATTAGGCCAGTACCTGCTGAACCTGACGATATTTTATACACGGTGCAAACACAGTATACATACCGTCCTGATTTGTTAGCGTACGACTTATACGGATCAGAGAAATTATGGTGGGTATTTGCACAAAGAAACATGGACGTTATTAAAGATCCGGTATATGATATGGTGCCAGGTGTAAAAATCTATCTACCAAAAGGCGAAAATCTAGCACAACAACTAGGAATATAATATGGCAGTAAACCCAAATAACGGATCGCAAATAACAGCAAGGGTCAGTAACGAATCTGGCAGCTCAGTTGCACAAAATGTAACTAATGTAGTTTCTACTTCTAGTAACATTGTTGTTAGTTCCGGAGGTGTAGCTGATACAGTTGTTACTGGAATTGTTGGCCAAGCAGCACAGCCTGTAGTAGATATTGCAACAAAAGCTACACAAGCCGCAAGTTTAGTTACTAATCCAACATTAGGCGGAGCATTGTCTCTTTTAGGCAGAGGTTATCCGCCTTATAGAAATGAATTAGATCAATTTGCTTCTTACAATTCTATTTTTACTTTAGGTTGTTTAACTAACATGGAACTAAATTTTCCTCTTAGTTATAGAACTATGGGCCCTTTAATTAAAGTTATTAAAAGTGGCGGCACAGGCGGAAACAAAATTCCTACTATTTACGAAACTGACGGGAAAGTTGAATTTTTTATTGACGATGTAGAAATAAAAAACCACTGCGCACCTAACCCTGGAACTAGATTATCAAATGCAATGACAGTAACATTTAAAGTAACTGAACCGTATTCAATGGGCCAGTTTTTACATAATCTAAGAACAGCAGCGTTAGTTGCAGGACATATGAATTATATTGATGCTCCTTTCCTGCTAAGTGTTGCATTTAAAGGTTATGATGATGACGGAAATGTTAAAGCACCCTTGTTTAGTCAAAGACATTTTCCGATTAGAATTGTACGTGCAGACATGAAAGTAACAGAATCTGGGGCAGTATACGAAGTTGCATGTGCAGCATACAATGACATGGCAAGTTCTGATACTACACAAACAACTACACAGGATACTGTTATCCAAGGCGACACTGTTGGTCAAGTGCTACAATCAGGACCTGAAAGTTTAACGGCAAAAATAAACGAAACACAAGCAAGATTACAAAGTGCAGATCAACTGCCAGCAGCAGATCAGTACGTGATTAGTTTTCCGCAGTCGGGATTGTTAGATTCAATTGGCGGAACATTTGCATCTCAAATTAATGCAGCAACAGTATCTTTAGGAAATACTTTACAAGATGTATATGAAGGTATTACTGGTGATACTAGCGGTGAATTCAACTCGGCAGCGGTCTCTGAAGCACAAGCCGAGTTACAAGCACAAACATCTATGTCGGCATTAGGTGCTACATTAAAAACATCTGCTGATGCTCAAGGTACTTGGAACAAAATAGGAAAAAGTAAAATTGTAGAAGATGCCAACGATCCGGGAAGATTCCCTTTCCAAGAAGCAGGTTTTGCCGAAGACGAAGAAAATCCAGGATATTTTACTAGGGGCAATCTAACATATGATACTGAAAACAGAGTATTTACATTTGCTGCTGGGTCGCGAGTACAAGATATAATTGAAGAAGTTGTACTCCTTAGTGAATACGGTAGAGAATTTGCAAGCAGTCAGCCTGATATGTTTGGTATGGTTGATTGGGTAAGAATAGAAACACAAGTATATAACGGAACTAGTTTTTTAAATGCAGGTGTAACAGGGCAAGACCCTAAAGTTTACGTGTATAGAGTAGTTCCTTATAAAGTTGATATTTCAAATGTAGCAGCACCTAGATCTGCTGTACTTTCAACTTTTACAAGACAGGCAAGAGCTATTAAATCTTACAACTACATTTACACTGGACAAAATACAGATATTGTAGATTTTGATTTAAACTTTAATATGGCATTTTATACCGGAGTTCAAGGGTCTAGAGGACAAAGGCAACAAGACAGTGTATTTGGAAGTATTGCATCCTGGGTAAGAGGTGATCAAGAACCTGCATCAACAACCGGAGGCGGCGGCGCAGGACCTGCTGATGCAAGCGGTGCTTCTGTAATAAGAAATACAAACGAAACTGATCGTCCTGCAAACGGTGGCGGCGCACGAGAAGGTTCTATAGTAAGTGTTGCACGACAGTTAAACGACATGCTAATTCATAGTTTTAACGATATGATTCAAGTTGATTTAACTATTCATGGCGATCCTTACTTTTTAGCAGATGCAGGAATTGGAAACTTTGTAGGTATTGCTAACCCGGTAAACAGTATGATTACTATTGACGGAAGTATGAATCCTATTGACGGCGAAGTACATGTTGTACTAAACTTTAGAACACCAATTGATTATGATGACGAAAGTGGTTTTGTAAAATATCCCTTAGGTGGCTTCTTGCCTATAGCAATGTTTAGCGGTGTATATCAAGTAATGCTAGTAGAAAATAATTTCAAGGATGGTGTGTTTACTCAAACATTGAAATTAAATAGAAAGCGCAATCAAGATTTAACACTAGAAAGTATTGCAAGTGCAATTATTTCAGATCTCAAAGGCGGCAGAGCAATTGGCGAAGGTACAGAAAACAATAGAGTTGAGCCTGTACCGGAAGCAGGCGAGGATAGGTAATGGCAACAGAAACTAGAACTCCTAGTAGACGACAAAATAATTCAGGAATTTATATTGGGATAGTTGTAAATCACCTCGATACAAATTTTATGGGATCTATAGAAGTTGAAATAACCAAGCGCACTAGTAGCGGTAACTTAGTAGATTATGTTATTTGCGATTATGCTAGTCCGTTCTTTGGATCAACTCCTAACAAGGGGTTAGGCAATAATGATGATTATTCTAACACGCAGAAAAGTTATGGATTTTGGGCAGTACCGCCAGATATAGGCACAAGGGTTATAGTAGTAATGCCTGAAGGAGACTTTTCAAAGGCCTTTTGGATAGGATGTCTTCCCGATACTGGAATTAACTTTATGACTCCGGGATATTCATCTACAACATATAATAAAGATGATACAAGTAAAGCATTGCCTGTAGGAGAATATAACAAACTTACTGAAACTGGAGAAGGTAGAGATCCTACTAAATTTTTAAAACCAGTTAATACTGTAGAAAAAGAACGTTTAGAAAAAGCAGGACTTGATGTTGATCATATTAGAGGAACAAATACTTCTAGCGGTAGACGAGAAGCACCGTCAATGGTATTTGGGTGGAGCACTCCGGGACCTTTAGATCTAGACGGTCCGACACACGAATACGGCAAGCCTGGCAGAACATCAAACAGACCTTTTAATAGACTCGGTGGCTCTAGTTTTGTAATGGACGACGGTGACCCAAGTTTACTTCGTAAAAAGCCGCCAAGCGGCGACGAAGCAGACAAAATGGAATATGCCAGTGTTGAAGATGGAGAAACCGACGGAGATGGAAAATATCCAGCAAATGATTTAATTAGAATACAAACAAGAACTGGCCATCAAATAGTAATGCATAACTCGGAGGATCTAATTTATATTTCTCACGGTAGCGGAAATAGTTGGATCGAAATGACAGGCAATGGTAAAATTGATGTTTATGCAAAAGACAGTATTAGTTTTAGAACTGAAAATGACATTAATTTTTATGCTGATAGAGATATTAATTTTGAAGCAAAACGCAATATGAACATTACTACTGGCGAAAACTTTTTTGTACATACTATAGGCAATTGGGAAATTAAAGCAGATACTGATGGAAAACTAAGAGCCGATGGTAACACAAATATTTCAGCCGGTGGCGATCATAGAGAAACTACCGACGGTAAGATCTACATGAACAGTTCGGACGGTGCAGCAGAAGAAGCTGGAACAGCAAGTGTTCCGGTGCGTATTCCGCATCACGAACCATGGCCAGATCATGAACATCTCGATCCTAAAAACTTTGTACCCGAAGAAACAGCAGCAAAACCTTATGACGATCCTGAAAACGAAGAAGCTCGACAAGGATTATTATTAAACGGCACCACTGACGAACTTCCAGAACCTCCGTTTCCTGAAATACCTGATACATTCAAGAAACCAACCTAAGGTAAATACGTTATGAGCAGTTTAGAAAAGAAATTATATAAAGAAATACAAGTCAAGTCAAACACTAATTATGACAAGATTGCTGATACAGGTCCAACTTATAAAGGATTTAGTACAGTTGATTCTGAATCTAACTCTCATGTCTTATACGATATTGCATTAATTAAACAAGATATTGTAAATCACTTCCATATACGACAAGGCGAAAAACTTTCGGACCCAGAGTTTGGCACAATTATTTGGGATATAATTTTTGAGCCTTTAACTGATGATGTTAAAAACGCAATTATTAGCAATGTATCAAGAATTGTCAACTATGATCCTCGAGTACAAGTTAACCAAATAACGGTTGATTCTTATGAAAGCGGAATACTTGTTGAATGCGAATTAGCATACCTTCCATATAGCATTGTAGAGAAGCTTCAATTCAAATTTGATGAAGAAGCAGGCTTCCTGCAATAATATACGCACTTTTTAATATCTGCTAAATATTATTGTATAAACAAGGAATAGCTAATGTCCTCTACAGATAGACAAAACAGATTATTACAAACTGAAGACTGGAAGCGTGTCTACCAATCTTTCCGTAATGCAGACTTTCAAAGTTATGATTTTGACAACTTGCGTCGAACAATGATTCAGTATCTAAGGGAAAACTATCCCGAAGATTTTAACGACTATGTTGAGTCTAGTGAATATCTAGCACTAATAGATCTAATTGCATTCCTTGGTCAAAATATTAGCTTCCGTATTGATCTAAACGCTAGAGAAAACTATTTAGAACTTGCAGAGCGTAGAGAAAGTGTGCTACGTCTTGCACGTTTGCTGTCATATAATCCTAAACGAAATCAAGTAGCAAACGGATTATTAAAAATTGACAGTGTAAGAACTTCTGAAGAAATTATAGATAGTAACGGTACTAATCTACAGAACCAAACTATTGTATGGAATGACCCTGCTAATGTAAATTGGTACGAGCAGTTTATTAAAGTTTTAAACACAGCATTGCCAGTTAACGGAACTTTTGGTCGTCCAAACAAAAAAGAAACAATTGCAGGAATTAGTACAGAACAATATAGATTTAACAGTATTAATTCTGACATACCCACTTACGGCTTTAACAAAACAATTGACGGCAGAGCAACACGTTTTGAAGTAGTGTCTACTGATATTACAGACACTATTTTAGAAGAAGCACCGTTCCCTGGAAATAACTTTGCGTTTATTTACAGAGATGACGGCAAAGGACCTTCAAGTAACAACACAGGATTCTTTAGTCATTTCCGTCAGGGCGTATTAGATCAAGGAACGTTTACAGTTAGTAATCCAAGCAGCAATCAAACTGTTGCAATTGAAACACCAAACATTAATAACACAGATGTTTGGCTTTACGACCTTGACAGCGTAGGAAATGAAAAGAAATTATGGACTAAAGTTGATTCTCTAGAAGGAAACAACATCATTTATAATTCTGTTCAAAAAAATGTTAGAGACATTTATAGTGTATTAACTAGAGTTGATGATAGAATTAGTTTAATCTTTAGCGACGGTGTGTTTGGAAATCTTCCTAAAGGAAACTTTAGAGTTTATTTTAGAACAGGACTAAATCAGAGAGTAACTGTAAGACCTAAAGACTTTAGAAATATTACAGTAAATATTCCTTATCTTTCAAAGAAAGGTAGAGAAGAAAAAATTACTATTGTATACAGTTTAAAATATACCGTAGACAATAGTGCAATTAGTGAAACTACTTCTAGTATTAAATCAAAAGCACCGTCAACATTCTACACTCAGAATAGAATGATTACAGGTGAAGATTATCAAGTAGCACCTCTAGGTATTAATCAACAAATTATCAAAACTAAATCTGTTAATAGAACATCAAGCGGAATTAGTAGATACTTTGATTTAATTGATGCAACAGGCAAATACAGCCAAACAACACTATACGGTAATGACGGTGTTGTTTATAAAGAATATCAAGATAAAGTAAAAAGTTTTACTTTTACTACAAGAACTGATGTAGAAGGCGCAGTCGAAAATACTATTATACCTATACTACAAGATGTAAAAGTAAGAAACTATTACTTTGACAAGTTTCCAAGAATTCTTACAAGAGACTTGAATATTAAATGGCAACAAACTACAAAGGACACAGAATTTACTAGCGGGTATTTTTCTAACGTAGATGGAATACCTTCTACATTAGGATCTTTTACTAGCTCAATTCTACGACTAGTAAAAGAAGGAACACTTATTAAATTTGTTGCACCAGGTTATGTTGAAAAAGAAAATCCTCTAGATCCTGACACTAGTACAAACCATTTTGATAAAAACGGTAATCTAGTAAATGGTCCTGCTTCTGTTGTAGGCGACACATACTACAAATGGGTTAAAATTATTAGTATTAACGGAACAGGTTTTGAAGAAAGAGAAGACGGGTTAGGTGCAGTACTAGTTAACGAAGTTATACCAACTGAAGCAATTCTTGCAGAAATTAAACCACCTCTTGCAAACGATCTAGATGCAGGCGTAAAACAACAATTGTATGATCAAATTTTTGCATATAAAGTATTTGGCTTGCGCTTTGATCAAGTAGAAGCACAATGGAAACTAGTAACAGAAAATAACTTAGCAATTGGCGAAGCATTTTCAACAGGTAAAACTGGTGATACTACCAACCAACAACTTGATGCAAGTTGGTTATTACTATTTGAAAACAACGGCGAGTCATATTCAGTAACTTACAGATCAATGCGTTATGTGTTTGAAAGCGATAACGAAATTAGATTCTATTACGATTCTAATGATAAAATTTATGACAATAAAACTGGCAAGGTTGTTAAAGATACAATTACAGTTTTAAATATTAATCCTAAAGATCCTACAGCAGATCCAAATCCGTTTACACAAGATTTTAAATGGGAAATTGTTGATGCATACAGAGATGCAGAAGGGTATGTTGATAGCAAAAAACTAGAAGTTAGTTATTATGACGATGACGAAGATGGCATTGTTGATGATGCTGACTTGTTTGAAGAAATTGTTTCACCAACAGTAAATTCAACTTCAAAGTATATCATATTTAAAAAATACGTTACTGAAGATGGCGTAGAAGATTTTAATTATTACAACAACGAAAACCAAGATATTATAGTTCTAAATTCTAAAACTAACATTAGACCGTTTAGTGAATATGAAAAAGACGGACAAGTTTTCTACTATATTGACGAAGATATTTTTGAAGTTTTAGACCTAACAACATTAAAGCTAAATCTTACTACAGATTATAAAGCAAGATTAGGCAGAGACGGAATTAAATTTAGATACATTCATGCTGCTGGCGCAGAATCTAGAATTGATCCTAGTGCAAGTAATATTATCGATATGTACTTGTTAACTAAAAACTACGACAACGAATTTAGATTATGGCTAACACAAAAAGCAGGAACTAAGCCGTTGCCGCCAAGCAGCGATCAACTTTACATTGACTACGGAAATGATCTAAACAAAATTAAATCACTTACAGATGAAATTATATATCATCCGGTTAAGTATAAAATACTGTTTGGTTCCGAGGCTAATGACGATTTGCAAGCAAGATTTAAAATTGTAAAAAACACCGGTAAAGTCATCAACGACAATGATGTAAAGGCAAGAGTAATTACAGCAATTACTGAATTCTTTGCATTAGAAAATTGGGACTTTGGTGAAACATTTTATTTCTCAGAGTTAGCAAATTATGTAATGACTCAACTATCTCCTGATATTTCAGCATTTGTGATTGTTCCAGTACAAGAAAGTCAAGCATTCGGTTCTCTTTACGAAATAAAAGCAGAAGCTGACGAGATTTTTATTAGCGGTGCAACAGTTGACAACATTGATATTATAGATGCGTTAACAGCATCAAAATTAAAAGCGCAGGGCGAAGTTGTTCTAAAATCTACAACAGCAAACGTTGGTGTACAAAGTACTACAGTGTCTAGCGATGCACAAGATATTACAAATGGAATAAGCGGAAGTTCCAGTTCTAGCAACGGAGGTTATAGCTACTAATGGCTCACGATAACGATCAGAATGAATTCCCATTACCAGCAAGTGGAAATGAGAAAAGAACAAGTTCTTATCATCTTCCTAAATATTTTAGAACTGATAAAAACCAAAAGTTTTTACAGTCTACGTTAGATCAGTTAATTCAACCAGGCGTTGCTGAAAAGATTAATGGATTTGTTGGAAGAAAAACAGCAAAAGCGTTTTCTGTAGATGACAACTACATTGGCGATGTTTCTGCTGATAGAGAAAATTATCAACTTGAACCTGTAAGTGTTATAAAAGATACACTAGGCAATGTTGATTTTTATGCTGACTACCGAGACTATATTAATCAAATTGGTAACTTTGGCGGCATCAATAACAACCATAGTCGAAATAACGCTCAAGAATTTTATACTTGGAATCCGCACATTGATTGGGATAAGTTTACAAACTTCCGTGAGTACTACTGGTTACCGAACGGTCCTCAAACTGTTATAATACCAGGTGAAGACAAAGAAATTACTTCTACATATAAAGTTGATCTTAGAGAAGCACTAGGCGATTATTCGTATGTGTTTACGCCTGACGGGCAAACAAACAATCCTGCACTAAAACTATACAGGGGTGTAACATATGTTTTTGAAGTTAATTCTCCAGGATTGCCGTTAACATTTAAAACAGCAAGAACATTAGACGAAGAATTTTTAATTACTCAAAACATTAGTGCTCAAGGCGTTGAACAAGGTATTATTGAACTTACTCTAGGACCTGATACTCCTGCTGAGATTTTTTATGTTGCAGAAAACGATATTAATGTTGGCGGCGTAATTAAAGTAGGCAATCAGTCTGAAGCAACATTTATTGATGTAGAATCAGAAATTGTTGGTAAAAAATACTATCAAACACGAGATGGATGGAGTCTTACTAACGGTTTAAAAGTTAGATTTGAAGGTGATGTCAAACCAGAAAAATATGCAAATTCTGAATGGTATATTGAAGGTGTTGGAGACGAAATACAACTAGTATCAGATATTGATGTAGAAGTTTCATTCCCGGTAGGTATTGACTTGGTCGTACCATTTGACAATGAGGAAGGTTTTGATAGATTACCTTTTGGTACTGCAACAGGTTATCCAAGAGATAAAGATTATATTACAATTAACAGAGCAAGCCCGGATGGTAACTTTTGGTCAAGATACAATCGTTGGTTCCATAAAGATGTAATAGAACTAGCATCGTCTATTAATAAGTCGGATGCACAAGTTGACCAATCACAACGTGCAAACAGACCTATTATTGAATTTGAATCTGGCATAAAACTATATAACTTTGGTACAAAGTCTAAACAAGTTATTGATCTAATTGACGATTATACAACTGATGCATTTAGTACAATTGAAGGTAGTTTAGGATACAATATAGACAGTGTTCAATTGAGTCAAGGCATGAGAGTTATGTTCTTGGCAGATACCGACCCTTTAGTTAACGGTAAAATATTTGAAGTTAATTTTATTAACTTTAAAGGTAGCGGAGTACAAGGACAAATTACACTTGTGCCGACAGAAGATACAGAACCGTCACCTAATGAAAACGTCCTAGTTACAAAAGGTGATGCATATGCAGGTTCTTTATGGTACTATGATGGCACTGCATGGAATCGAGCACAAGAAAAAACTTCAGTAAACCAACCTCCGTTGTTTGACTTGTTTGACGCTAACGGTTATAGTTATTCTGATCTAGTGCAATACCCTGCTACAAACTTTAGAGGAACTAAAATCTTTAGTTATAAAGAAGGTACTGGAGCAAACGACAGTGTACTAGGATTTCCGCTATCATACAGAAGTATCGATAACGTAGGTGATATACTTTTTGATTTTAACTATAATAGTGATGTCTACGAATATCAAGTTAACGATGTTACATTTAATATTAATTCTAAAAACGGATTTCTAAGAAAGTTTAATAATAGAAATCAGTACAGAGTAATTGGAAGATATGAAAAAGCTGACAGCTTGTCAGAACAAGCTGTTGTGTTAAATTATGTGAACGATGGAACACGCATTACATATCCAATAAATTGCTATGATAAATCTGCTTTAATCAGTGATATTTCTGTAAAAGTTTTTGTTAATGACAGAATACAAACAGAAGGAGTTGACTATGAATTAGTTGATAATGCTGATAAGATTAAATCAGTTTCTTTCTTGACAACACTTGCAGCAAATGCTAATATTGTAATTAAAACAAAATCAAGCACACCTAAAAATGCTAATGGTTTTTATGAAATTGCACATAACTTAGAGCGTAACCCTCTAAACGAAAATGTTTCTTCATTCACACTAGGTGAAGTAACAGAGCATGTTTCTACAATTACTGAAAATGTTCCAGGATATGAAGGTATCTTCCCAGGTCCTAGTAACTTGAGAGATATACCAAATCAAAGTCGTTACGGCAGAAAGTTTATTAAAAATAGTGCTCCTTTGAATTTAGCAATGTTTGGATTGCTAGACAAAGAAAGTAATATAGTTAATTCTCTAAGATATGCAAGAAAAGAATACAGTAAGTTTAAAAGATTATTTTTAGAGACTGCTGAAACACTAGGTTTCGAAGGTCCTGTAAAACAGCACGTTGATGTAATTCTAAAAGAAATTAATAAAGATAAAACAAACAACATGCCGTTTTATTTCAGCGACATGATTGCACACGGTCCAAGTGTTACAACTAGAATCATTGTTGAAGATGCAGATGCACAATTCTTTGCATTAAATACACCTTTTACATTGAACAACATTAATACTAGAGCTGTTACAGTTTACATTAATGATGTTCAGCTAGTTCACAAAAAAGATTACATATTCAATGACGAAGGTTACTTGCAAATTACAGCAACTAAAGAATTTAATGACGTCATTGAGATTAACGAATACGAAACAACAAACGGTTCTTACATTCCGGCAACACCTACTAAACTAGGATTGTACCCGCTTTACGAACCGGTTATTTACAATGACGATACGTATCCTACTTCACCGTTAATGATACAAGGACATGACGGTAGTATTATTAGAGCATACCAAGATTTTAGAGATGATCTAATTATTGAACTAGAGCGTAGAATTTTTAATAATATTAAAGTAGAATACAATCCAAATGTATTAGATATTAATAATTACATTAGCGGTAATTATAGAGATACTGGGTTTTCTAGACAAGAAATCTATGCTCCTATGATTACTGATTTTGTCCAGTGGCTTACTTTAGTTGATGAAGATTACACAGAACACAAGTATTTTAATAGATTAGACTCATTTAGTTTTAACTATAAAAATATGAGAGGACCAAATGGACAAAGTTTGCCAGGTTGGTGGAGAGGCGTGTACATTAATATGTATGATACAGATCGTCCTCATACACACCCTTGGGAAATGTTAGGATTTACAATTAAACCAACTTGGTGGAATGAGCAATATGGTCCTGCACCATACACTTCTGAAAATAGATTGCTTTGGGAAGATATTGAAAAAGGAATCATCAGAGAGCCTAACAAACCATTTGTAATTAATAAAAAATATGCAAGACCTGGCTTATATCAGTATCTTCCTGTAGATGCAGAAGGAAACTTACTAAGCCCGTCAAATGCAAACTTGCCTGTAAGTTACGACAGCACAGGAATCGACTCGTCATTTAGTTTTGGCGATAATGCTCCTGTTGAAAGTGCATGGAGAAGAAGTTCAGAGTTTCCATTTGCAATTCTAACTAGCTGGGCTATAAACAACGCATCTTCTTTACTGTCTGCTGGTTTTGACAGATCAAGACAACAGAGAAATATACTAGGACAGCTAATATACACTCCTACACAAGATCATATAACTTTGTCAGATCTTATATTCCCTAATACATCAAAAGATTCTTCTGAAGTACTTACAAGCGGATTAGTAAACTATGTTGCAGATTATATGGCAAGTAATATTACTTCGTCATTTAAAAAGTATAATAATAGGCTCAAGAGTATTAAAAACTGTCTTGCATTTAAACTAGGCGGATTTACTGATAAGTCTAAATTTAAACTTATACTTGATAGCAGAACTCCTTTAAACAAAGGAAATGTATTTGTACCAGAAGAAAATTACAATATTTTCCTAAACACTAGTAATGCACTAAAACTAGTAAGCTATAGTGGTGTTATTGTTCAAAAAGAAACAAACGGATTTGTAGTTAGAGGTTATAACACAGAAGCACCTGCATTTAAATATCATAAAGCACTTCCTACGTCAAAAGATGTCTTTGTAAACGTAGGCGGAATTAGCGAACCTTACACCGAGTGGGAACCCCTACAAACTTACATCGAAGGTAAAAATGTACAGTATCAAGGTAGCTTCTTTAAAGTAAAAGAAACACATACATCTTCGGCTAACTTTGATGCTACTAAGTATGTAAAAATTCCTCAGCTACCGTTAACTGGCGGAGCTAATGCGTACTTTAGAGATCAGTTTGACACAAGAAACGTTGAACTACTTCCATACGGTACAGTACTACGCACAGTACAAGATGTTGTAGACTTTATGCTAGGCTATCAAAGCTATTTAGAATCTGAAGGATTTAAATTTGAATACTTTGACGGCGAAGCTGAAACTGTTTCAGATTGGAAAAATAGTTGCAGAGAGTTTATGTTCTGGAGTACTCAGAACTGGGCACAAGGCGCTATTATAGCAATGAGTCCTGTTGCTGACGAAATTAACTTTGAAACCGAATACAGCATTGTTGACAATATCTTTGATAACTTCTATGGATATAGTCTATTAAAAGCAGACGGTACAAAACTTACAGACGAATTTACTAGAATCAATAGAACAAATCCTAATAAGTTACAAGTACAGCCTAAGAGCACCTTAGACGGAGTTTATTCAGTTAAACTTCCTGTTGTACAAAAAGAACATATTATTTTAGTAGATAATTTCAGTGTATTTGGCGATGTAATTTATCAGCCAAGTACAGGTTACAGACAAGAAAGAATTAAAGTTTTAGGTTACAGAACTTCTGACTGGGATGGAAGTTTAAACATTCCTGGATTTATTTACAATGAAGCTAAAATAACTGAATGGCAACAGTGGACAGATTATGATATCGGTGCATTAGTTAAACATAAAGAATTCTATTATAGTGCAAAAGAAAAAATATTAGGATCAGCAAACTTTGATGATTCCCAATGGACACGTTTGTCTGAAAAGCCTGAATCTTCTATGACAACAAACTTTGAATATAAAGTAAACCAGTTTACTGATTTTTACAGTTTAGATACTGATAACTTTGACATAGAACAACAAGCACTAGCACAACATTTAATTGGCTATCAAAAGAGACAGTATCTAGAAAATATTATTAACGATGAAGTTAGTCAGTACAAGTTTTATCAAGGAATGATTCAAGACAAAGGTACTAGAAATAGTCTTGATAAATTGTTTGATGTACTGAGCAGTGCTGATAAAGAGAGTCTTGACTTTTATGAAGAATGGGCAATTAAACAAGGTCAGTACGGTGCAAGTGAAGGCTTTGATGAAATTGAGCTTGAATTAGACGAGTCAAAATATAGAGCAGAACCTCAGCCAATACTTCTTACTAACGAAGACACTTTAGAAACTGATTTAACATATAGAATTAAAGACTTTGAAGTATTTAAAAAGCCGTCTAATTACAATAGCGACATATTGCCTAAAACTGAACTATTACCTCAATACACTAAAACTGCGGGATATGTTCATTTAGATGATGTTTCAAAAGCACTAGGTGATTACTACGATATTTTAGACCAACCGTTTGGCAGTATTAAAGCAAATGCATATGTTTGGATTAGTACAGAAAAACAATCATGGAATGTACTACAACATAAGAGTACTAAATGGCAAGTGTTGTCAGTGGAAGGCAACGCACAAGCAATTAGTATTGGTGCCGAAAACAAAAACCAATTTGTTGTTACATTGAATAATGCACCTGACGATATAAGCAGCGGAGACGTAATTGGTCTTTACGATCTAATTGTTACAGATAGAGCAACAGTTGACAGTACATATCCTATTTCAATACAAAGCACTGAGCCAGTTGAAGGTTTCTATAAAGTTCTAGATGTAACTTTAAACAAAGTTATTATTGAAACGACAGATGTAATTGAAGATATACCTTCATGTGATGGATCAATAACTAAATTTATTCCAGTTAGGGTAGCTGACTACAAAGCAGCTAATCAACTTGCACAAAAAGGTATTGATAGAAATACACTTATTTGGGTAGATGAAGATGAAAATGGTTCTTGGAAAGTATTAAAGAATTCACAGGCATATAGTTTACTACAAAAAATACCTGCAGAAGATACAGGAGTTAACAATAATTTTGGTCAAACTCTTGCAATTGACGGCAGAAACGTTACAATGGCATTGGCTTCGCCTACTGCCGACGGCAACGGAAAAATATTCATGTATACTAGAGGTGGTAATAACCAAAACTTCCAGTTTACACAAATTATTGAACCACCTGAAAACTTGTCAGATGGCGGAATTGCATTTGGCGAAGGTGTTGCTATAAGTTCGGATGGTAAGTTTATTATTGCAGGATCTCCGGATGCATCTAATGTAAAAACTAAATTTAGAGGAAACTACGATCCGACAGCTGATTATGAAAATGACGAAATAGTCAAATACAGTGACAGCCTATGGCAAGCTCTAGTAGATATTGAAGGTGCTAGGGCAAGTCAGCCGTTTGGCAGCTTTGGATCAATAATTGAAGTATTACAAGATAATAATATTACACAAGGTGAAATTGAGTTTAACAGTTTGTTAGTAGGAAACTATCCGTTTACTAACCAAGATGATCCTACAGATCATATACTAGTTAGAGCACCTGCAGATGCATATGTTGCTACCGGCAAAGGAGATGAAGTTTTCTTAGATTGGTACCTAACAACTAGTGCTAACCAAGAAGCACCAGATACTCCAAGACAACCGTTTGATGGTGCATATACTGCTATTAACGAAGAATATCTAGAAAGCGGACTTACTGTAGTTGAAAAAGTTGATGCTGTTCTTTATGTTAATAGTGTAAGTACTGTTCCTGGTTTAGATCTACAAGTAGACACAATAGGTGCAAGTGGATATGTTGCATACACTTATACTGATGAAGGTAGAACTACAATTTATGTAAAAGGGTCTGTAGGTAAATGGCCTGTATCAGGATCACTATTCTTAGAAACAGGAGAATTTGTAGGAGAGTTCCAGCGTGTTGCACCTGTTGAAGAAGAAGTTGACACTAGTGATGTGTTAGGTGGTTACTGGTGGTTTAACACTAACGAAGAATATACAGTTACTAATACTATTGATGACGAAGGTAGAGCACTTGCAGTTTATAATGTTATACCTTTTGGTAAAGCAGATCCGGGTGCTGCTGGCGGAAACGTAATAGATTATAAAAATGACGACATCTTTAGCGGAGAAAATAGTCAACATTCTTATATTAGAACATTAACATATCAAGGTTCTCCAGGTGCTTACGGAGAATTAGATCCTATTGTAAGTGACCTATTTGTAATGAGAGCACCTAAGTCTTTAACTGACAAAATTGAAATAGGTGATACTATCGGTGTTGAAGTATATAGATTGCCTAGCTACATTGACGGTTCTTTTGTAGACATTACTCCGACAGGACTTACACAGTTTACAGTAAACAAAAATCATACATTAGTTGGCCTTTGGGACGGATACATTGATTTTGAATTAGAAAACACTGACGACTTTGGTAGACCTTATGAGCCTAGAATAGGACAGTTTGTTAGAGATAGAGTTACTGGTGCAACAGCAAAAGTTGAATTTTATCAACGAAACGGTATTAACGCAACTATCTTTGTAAGCAACAAAGTAGGCGACTGGTCATTAGGAACTAATCACGGTGCTAGTGCAGACATTGAATTCTTAGGTGATCCTTCAGATCCTGGCACAGTATATTCTGTAACTAGAACATTAGGCGATATTAAAGCCACTTCTCTAGGACAAGATGCTTTAGGAATTGGTAAACTTTGTGTATTCCAACTACCTGCATTTATTGAAAATGTTCCAGCAAATGATACAATTACAGATGCAGAATATGTTATCTATAAAGACTTTGAAATTTTAGGTTTGCCTACAGATCCAAATATACCAGATCAGATTAACTTTGACTGGAGAGAAGTTTATAGAATTCCTGCAGATGGCAACGGTGCAAGCAACAACTTGTCTAACTATGGTATGTTTACGGTGTTTGCAAGAGAAAACATTAGTACATTTACAAGTGTTGGAACGTTTGTTGTACCTGATGCAATTGAAGGTCTTGGCCTCGGCAGCAAAATTAAAATGTCAAAACGCAATGACTTGTACAAAGCATTTATAAGTTGTAGAGGAAACGGTACTTCAAGCAATCCTGGTAGAATTTATTTTGTAAACAACGGTACAGATGAAGAAGGCGTTGAATATAACTGGGAACTTGCAAAAGACAAGAGATTCAAAGGTGAATTTGCTCCTGAAAGAAATTACTATGTAGGAGATATTGTTTTCTTAGATGGCGAGTTCTATACAGCAAAAACTAACATCCAAGGTAACACAGCTAATCCAAATGACCCTAGTGCGCAGTTTAACATTTTAGACTGGGATGTGTCAACTAGCGATAGTATTAGAAGTGTTGATTTCCTAGGCTACGTTCCAAACGATACTCAATATGTTGCAGGAAATGATAGCTCTCTACAAATATCTATGGATAACCTTGTAGAATTTGGACAAGAATTTGATGTAACAGATAACGGAGAAGTTTTAGTAGTAGTTGCAAGATACGACGGAGAACCAAATAGAGTAATTGTTTATAGAAATCAAAATGACAACTATCAAAAGTCTCAAGAAATTCTTGCTGATGATGTAAACAGTGAATTTGGTAATAGCATTAGTATTAGCCAAGACGGAAAATTAATTGCAGTCGGTGCACCTAATGGTGATACTACTATAGAAGAATCTGGAACAATTTATATCTACAAACAAGTTAACGGAACTTTTGAACTATCGCAGACACTAGTAAGCACTGCTCCTGTAAGAGGAGAATACTTTGGCGGCGAACTAGATTTTGACGGTAATACATTATTTGCTAGTGCATTTAATGCTAATAGCGATGATATTACAATGTTTGACGGTTATAGAGATAGATTGTATCCTGGATCAACTGTTTCGGGACAACAATATATTCTAGATACTGATAGTGAAATTGTAGAAAGAACAACATTTGATAATGGATTTACAACATTTAAAAATGAAATTGCAAATAACGGTGTTGTTTATGTTTATGAAAGAATTAACGAAACACTAGTATTTGGACAAACGCTAGACTTTAATGATAGCAAAGCAAAATTCTTTGGTAGAAACATTACTGCTAAAGGTAATCACATTTACATGTCATTGCCTAAGTATGCAAACACTGACGGTAAAGAAGGACTAGTACTAGACTATAGAAGAGATATAACTAACCCTGTATGGTCAATTTATAGACAGCCTCAGATGCCAGTTGATGTTTCTAAAATTAAACGTGTAATGCTTTACGATAAAGAAAAGAATGTTGTAGTAGAAAATCTAGATTACATTGCAGTTGATCAAGGAAAAATTGCAGGCCCTGCAGATCAAGAAATTCGTTATAAAACAATGTTTGATCCGGCGATCTACAACAGCGGCACTAGTAAAAATGTAAGAATAAATGAGTTGACTAATTGGGGAGAGCAACAAGTTGGCCAAGTTTGGTGGGATTTAAAAACTGCAAAATTCTATGACACTAAACAAGGTAACATAATTTACAAAACTAACAACGTGAATAGACTTGCACCCGGAGCGTCAATTGATGTTTACGAGTGGGTAGAAAGTAAAGTACTGCCTGAACAGTGGGATAACATTTCTGATCAACCAGAAGGTGAGCGTAATGGTATTACTGGTAAATCTTTATATGGTAATACAGCTTATGTTGAAAAGCGTGTTTATGACGAAATTGCACAAAACTTTAAAAAGTTATATTACTTCTGGGTTAAAGATAAAACAAATATACCAGCAGTTGAAAATAGAAGTATCAGTGTACAAACTATTAAATCATTAATAGAAGATCCGGATGCAGCTGGCTACAGATTTGTATCTTTCTACGGCAACGGCGAAATATCAGTCCATAACTGTAAAGAATTGATAAACAATAAAGATATTGTAATGAATATACAATACTGGACATACAGCGAGCCTGGAAGCAATATTCATAACCAGTATCAAATTTTAACAGAAGGACTTGGCTCAAGCAAGCCTTATGCAGAGATCGAAACTAAATGGATTGATAGTTTAGTTGGATACGATGCTCAGTCAAGACCTGTGCCTGATACTAGACTTTCACCTAAAGAAAGATATGGTATCCTAAACAAACCACGCCAAGGATGGTTTATTAACAGAACTGAAGCACTAAAACAAGTATTCGAAAGAGTTAACAATGTTCTAATAGACAATTTAATTGAAGAAGAAAAGAACATTACAAAACTGCTTGATAATGATCCAGCTCCAAGTCAAACTACAGGTTTGTTTGATGTTGTCGTAGATACAGAAATTGATCTAGACTTTATTGGTGTTGCTCGTGCTGCAACAGCAAGTATAACTCCTGTAGTTGAAAACGGTAAAATTGTTAGATTAACAATTGAAGACGGTGGCCGCGGCTATAGAGTTGCACCGTCGTATACAATTGAAGGTACAGGATTCGGTGCAGAGTTTGAATTTACAATTGATGAGCTAGGTAGAATTACTTCTGCAGAAGTAATTGAATCAGGAAATAACTATTCTAGTAATACATCTATAATTGTACGTCCATTTGCTGCCCTAGTAACTGCTGACAGTCAGATTAGAGGTAAGTGGGCATTGTATAACAGAAACGATGCAACTGGCGGTTGGCTAAGAATTAACAGCCAAGCATACGATGTAACAAAATATTGGACATATACTGACTGGTATGCAGAAGGTTATAATACATTTACAGAAATTGATCATGTTATAACTCAAAGTTATGAGTTAGAAAGCCTTGACGATAAATTTGGCGACATTGTAAAAATTCTAAATGTTGGCGGCGAAGGATGGTTGCTACTTGAAAAAATTGACAGCCAGGATACTACTGATTATACAATTAACTATAAAACTATTGGTAGACAAAACGGTACTGTACAATTTACAGAAAACTTGTATAATCTACAAGATAGCAGAGTAGGATTTGACACTCAAACATTTGATACACAGTTCTTTGATAGTCAGCCTATAGAAGAAATTAGAATTATAATGCAAGCATTAAAAGAAGATATTCTTGTAGATGATCTTGCTGACGAATATAACAAGTTGTTCTTTGCAAGTCTGCGTTATGTATTTGCAGAACAAGGTTATGTAGACTGGGCATTTAAAACTAGTTTTGTTAAAGCAAGACACAATGTAGGTGAGCTTGAACAAAAAGTTACATTTAAAAATGATAGTCTAGAAAGTTACGAAGATTACATTCAAGAAGTTAAACCTTATAAATCTTCTATTAGAGAATACTTGTCAACATATGATACTGTAGAAAACAGTTCTAGTATAGTTACTGACTTTGACAGTCCTCCAAAATATGATAATGTTACACAAAGCATTGAAACAAATAACATACGTCTAATTAACGGAGTACTGACAGGACAAGGCGATAGATTTGTATCTTATCCTGAAAAGTTCTGGTTAGATAATGCTGCATATAAAGTTATTAGAATTGAAATCAGTGATGCAGGAGAAGGTTATACTTTTGCACCAACTATTGAAATTGAAGGAAATGCAAAGGCCGAAGCAAGTTTAGGACCAGGTGGAAAAATTTCTAGTGTAGTTGTTACTGATCAAGGTAGCGATTATCTTGTTACTCCAGAAATTACAATTAATGGCACATTAAACGAAAACGGCAGAGAAGCTAAACTTACTGCGGTATTAGGCGAAAGTAAAGTAAGAAACATGCATACTATTATCAAATTTGATAGAGTATCTGGTAAGTTCTTTATTACACAGCTGAACGAAGAAGAAACATTTACTGCTAACGGTTCGCAGACTGAGTATGTATTAAAATGGCCAATGGACATGAGAACCACTGCTGTTGAAGTCCTTGTTAATGGCGAACTAGTATTGAATAGCGAATACGATTATGAAAATATTTACGATCCTAATACTTTACTGTACTATGGTAAAATTAGTTTTGTAGATCCGCCTAACAATGGATTATCAGTACAAGTTAACTATAAAAAGTCTATTAATTTACTACAAGCACAGGACAGAATTAACTTGTTCTACGATCCAACAAGTGGACAAATTGGTAAAGATGTTGCACAATTAATGGACGGCGTTGACTACGGCGGTGTTGAAGTTAAAAGTTTTGAGTTTGGATCACCTCCAGGTTGGGATACAGGTAACTGGTACGATGGACAATGGGACGTTTACGATGATACGTTTGAAGAAGAAGTATTCGAAACTGACGGATCGACCCTAGTATTCAATCTTTCTAAACCATTAGAAAGCGGTGTCAAGTACAACGTATACATTAACGGTATTAGAGTAGATGACGAAGCATGGGACGGAACATCTAGCGTAGATAACAAAAATGCTTTCTTAGAAACTCTAGTAGGTGACGGTGTTACTGATACATTTACTATTGAAAACGAAAACGGTTACAGAACATTCTTAGAAAATAATACAGATGGTGCTGACAATCCTCCGTCACAAGTTATTAAAATTATTAAATCTACATCAGACGGATCGAGACTAATTGATTCTGAGAGTTATGATACTGATATTAGCGGCGGCGACCTAGCATATACTACTGCTAAAGGTATTAATGCTGATGAAATTAATATTGACGGTGATGGGTTTGTTACAGAAACAACTTCTAAAGGACCAGAAGAAGTTGTTCCGGGACAACTATTAGATACTCTAGATATTACAGTTTACGAAAGACCAGTTGGCGGAAGTAGTTTAATACAAACTACACAGTTTACTGGCAATGGTACAACTAAAACATATAATCTAAGACAACGTCCTTACAGTTTTGAAAGTGTTATTGTAAAAATCAATGGTTCTATTGTTAGTGGCACAGACTATAAAATAGATTACAACACTAATGAAATTACTTTCTATGCTGCACCAAGTGTAGGAGATAATATCGTTATAATCAGTATGGGTGTTAGCGGTAATAATATACTCGACTATGACGAGTTTACTACAGACGGTAGTACACAGGAGTTTTTAACTAATGTAAACTACACCGAAACTGCTCATGCATATGTAACTGTTAATGGTGAAGAAATTCCATTTGAATTACTAGAGTCTGATGATACATATGCAGAATCTGGCAGATGCGTTATTAGATTTGTAACTGCACCGATTGCTGATAAATTGATACAATTTGCAATATTTGATAGTGCAATTGAATCCTTTAGTAAAGTTTCTATTGAAGAAATTGAAGCAGACGGTAGCACTATTGCATATACTTTAAATAGAGTTCCTCTACAGCAAGATCCAGTTGCGTACCATACTATTGTTATGGTAGACAACAAAGTATTAAATGCAGGATACAGTGAACAATTTACAGTTGCAGATGGTCAGACACAGTTTAGATTAAAAGTGTGGCAAGTTCCTGTAGGAACTGTAGAAGGTCGAGAAATTGAAGTATTCCTAAATGGAAGAAAATTAGAATTCTTACAAGAATGGACTTATGAAGGTGCTGGATCATTTAACCCGGCAATTACTCCAGATGCTCAGCCAGGAAGTACTGTTATCCTAAACAGAGGTGTTGCAGTAGAAGGCGATGAGTTAAAAGTACACATTATTACAAGTGGTGAATATAGATTTGGTTACTACGATTCTAATAATGAATGGGTAGATACTTCCGGTGGCGATAGTACTCCAGCGGTACTATACTTTGACGAAGCACCTGCAGAAAATTCAACTATTAGAGTGTATCAGTTTACAAATCATGACAGTCAAGGAATTGACAGACAAAATTATGATGTTATTGAGCGTACAGAAATGACAGTAGGCTCTGAAGGCTATGTAGAATATAGACTATTAACAAATGGTATGATAACTCTAAGACAAGAAGCACTTGGTGTCGATTATGTTTGGGTTAATCTAAACGGAAGATGGCTAACACCAACTGCTGATTATGTTCTATTAGAAAACAGAAAAACAATCAAGTTTGTTACTCCGTTGTATGAGAACGATGTTATTGATATTTTACACTTCTCGAACCCGCCAGTAAGTGTTAAATTTGGTTGGAGACAGTTTAAAGACATTCTCAATAGAAATGTTTATAAACGTCTTGATAGAGATGGATACTACGAACTAGCAGAACCATTAAACTGGTATGATAGAACAATTACACTGGTTGAAAAAGAAAATGGAAACTTACCTGAACCATCAACTAATCGTCCAGGTATTGTGTTTATTAATAAAGAGCGTATCGAATATCTACGTAAAGAAGGCAATGTTCTAAAACAACTACGTCGAGGTACTGCTGGAACAGGTATTCCTGAAGTGCATCCTGTAGGATCTGAACTTGTAAACCAAAGCATTGATACTACTTTGCCTTATAAAGATTCAGAAGAGCAAGTTGTTGTATTTGCTGGAAACTATGTTGATTTAACAACAAAGTATGATACTGATCCTTCAATTACATTTGACGGCATTGCTTATAACTTTAACAACAATACTGTATTTCCTCTAGGAGGACAAGTTGCAACAGTAAATGGCAGTGGCTTTAGACCTACAGTAAAAGCGTTAATGCAAGACGAAAATGGTAATGTACAAGAACTACAAACAACATATGTAAGCGAAACACAGTTTACATTTACTACAGTTGCTATGCCAGTTGGCGCATACGACTTAGTAATTTATAACGATGTAGAAACAGTGCCATTGCTTAGACCTGCAACTAGTTATGTTGCAACTAAAGCATTGCCTTACGTACAGGTACTATTACCGTTTGCACCGCAACCAAATCCAATTAGTGCAGCAGGTTGGAATGCAACTACTGAAACAGGATGGTATAAAGCACCGTACGAAGAAGGCGGCATTCCTGAAGAATATTGGGAAGCACAAGATATTGAAATCTTTGCAAACGGTAGACGTCTGAGAAAGAATCCTTTAAACGTGTATGACGTAACTAAAGGTCAATTTAGTCCTGCAGGAGATATTTGGTTAGAAGCAGAATATGCTGTAAACAAAAATGTTGGAGCATATGTGCGCCTAACTAATCCGCCAGAGCCTAATACTAAGCTAACTATAATAAGACGTCGAGGCGAAATTTGGAACGAAGTAACAGATCCGACAACAGGAGCAACAAAACCACTCGGAATATCCGGTACAGAAGTGGCAACATTCTTGCGTGGAAAGAGTATTGATCTACCGCGATAAATACATTGACAGGAAATAAAAATGGCTGATACATTTAACGATAAACAAGGAATATTACTAGAAGGTCACATTAAAATTCATGACCCCGAATCTGGCGAAGTTCTAATTAACAAACGCAATGCTATTCATTATGAAAACATGAGTATAGCACTTGCTGAAAGTTTGAGTAATGCAGGACAAGGTTGGATTCATGAAATGAATTTTGGCAACGGCGGAACTAGTGTTGACCCTACTGGTATTATTACATACCTTACACCTAACTCAACAGGAACCAATGCAAGTTTGTATAACCAAACATTTACTAAAGTTGTAGATGATAGAAGTGTTAACAATGTTGATCCTGCAAGAAACAAGATTGAAACAAGGCATATTAGCGGTACTAACTACACCGACATCTTAGTAACCTGTCTACTAGATTACGGCGAACCAAGCGGACAAGAAGCGTTTGATACTGATACTGGTACTGATAGTCTTTATGTATTTGACGAGTTAGGATTACGAGCATACAGCCCAGACGGAACAGGCAGACTGTTAACACACGTTATTTTCCACCCAATACAAAAGTCGTTGAACAGACTAATACAAATTGATTATACTGTAAGGGTGCAGAGTTTAACTGGATTTAACGAGGGGTAATAAATGTCATATACAATTACTTTTACAGACTCTGCAAACAAAGGAACAATTACTGTTGAAGACGGTACTATTAACCGTCAAACATCATTAGGACTTCCTGGACGTAATACAACAGCATACGGTGCTACTATTGCAGAAAACTTCTTGCACTTGCTAGAAAATTTTGCATCAACTACAGAGCCTAGCAATCCAGTTGAAGGACAGATGTGGTACGACAATACTTTGGGACAAGAAAGTCTAAAAGTTTACAACGGTACTAACTGGGTTCCGGCAAGCGGAATTACAAAATCTATTAACACACCTGCACTTGCACAAACTGGTGATTTGTGGGTTGATACAGATAACCAGCAGTTATATCTATTCACAGGTGGTGGTTGGATCCTAGTAGGACCTAGTTTTTCAGAAGGTCTTGCAACAGGCGCAAGAGCCGACCAGATTGTAGGACAAGACAACGAGCTATACACAGTTCTGCGTGTAGAAGTTGCAGGCACAACAGTTGCTATTGTTAATGGTAGCGACAATGCATTTATTCCAAAAACAACTATTGCCGGATTTGCTCAAGTCAATCCAGGCATTAACTTGATTAACAGAGATACTGATTCAGACGGACTTAGTAACTTTAAATTCTTTGGTACTGCGGAAAAAGCAGAAAACCTAATTGTTAACAACGAAGTTATTGGTGCTGGTGATTTCCTAAGAGGTAATACAACTAGTACAACGAACTTTCCAATTAACGTACAAAACAACCAGGGTATCAACTACGGTATTAACGGAGAGTTAACAGTAGGTGTTGAAGGACAGGCTGGTATTATTCAACATAACGTTGGCGGTTCAAATATTGACTTGCGTGTTCGTAATGAAAATATTACTAGAACAGTTGTACGTGTTGACTCAAACTTGCGTGTAGGTATAAACACAGAAGCTCCGGACGAAGCACTTGATGTTGTAGGCAACATTCAGTCTAGCGGAAGTGTAATTGTTAATGATACTACAGACAGTTCAACAATTAATAACGGTGCGCTACAAGTTAGAGGCGGAGCAGGAATTAGACAAAGTTTAAATGTTGGCGGAGAAACAAAACTTTTAGATTTGTTAACTACTACTAATATTGTACCAGACGATAACAATATTAGAGATATTGGATCTAATACTGTAAAATTTAGAAATATGTATGCTACTACGTTTACAGGAAACTTAGTTGGTAACGTAAGTGGTACAATTACAGGACGTTCAACAGAATCAGATAAACTTACTTCGCGTACTACGTTTATCATGGAAGGCGATGTAACTACACTAGTGCCTGTAGAATTTGATGGTCAGTTCCAAGATCCTAATTTTAACAACGGTGTTGATGCAAACGGCGATCCGTTACCAACTGGCGAACAACCTCTACAAAAGAAATTCCGTACAGAAATTTCAAACCAGTTCATTGCACAAAAACCTGCAATTACTGAAGTATTAAACAGCGATGAATTGCTAGTTAACCAAATTTCAGGTAACGCTCCTGGTATTAAAAAGGTTACTAAAGAAAATTTATTAAAAACTATTCCTACTAACCCACCGGGTGTTATATTACCTTATGGCGGCGACGATGCACCAGATGGTTGGTTATTATGTAACGGACAAGAAGTAAGCCGTGAAGACTACCAAGAACTGTTCTCTGCAATTAGATTTAAATTTGGTCCAGAGTCTCAGGTAACTCCGGGCTTCTTTAAAGTTCCTGACATGAGAGGACGTTTGCCTTTAGGTGCTGATAATATTGGAGGCACAAGTGCAGATATTGTAACAGCAGGTTCAGCAGATGTTATTGGTGCGCTAGATGGTAGCGAAACAAAAATTATCGACGTTACTAATTTGCCTGAACACCAACACAGTCTAAAAGATGCAGACAACAACCAGTTCTATGCAGTACAGGATAGAATTGACCCAACTGAAGATGATGCAGTAAGTCTTGTAGATGCACCTACTGCAACAGAACAAGGGCAAAAGCTACCAAACAGTGGTAACATTATTAGTAGCAACACAGTAGGTCAGCCATTTAATATTATGCCTCCTACTGTAACAATGAACTATATTATCTATACCGGAAGAGAATAATAATGAGCTATAAACTAAACAAAACAAACGGTGAATTACTAGTAGATCTAGTAGATGGGCAGATAGATAATACATCTACTGATATTACACTTGTTGGCAGAAACTATAAAGGATTTGGCGAGTTTTTAAACGAAAACTTTATCAAACTAATGGAAAACTTTGCTAAAACAAGTGCTCCTAGTGCTCCGTTAGTTGGACAGCTTTGGTATGATACTGCTGAAGAAAGACTAAAAATTTACACAGGTGAAACTTTCCGTGCTGCTTCCGGTGCAGTAATTGGACAAACACAACCTAATTTGGTAGCAGGCGACTTATGGATTGATAGTTTAAACAACAAACTGTATTTCTTTGACGGCGAAGACATTGTACTAGTAGGTCCGCAATATACCGCAGCTCAAGGTAAAACAGGTTTTGAAGCATTTACAGTACTTGACGAAAACGGACAAGACCAAACTGTACTTTATATGTATGTAAACGGCACACTCACAGCTATTGTTTCAAGAACACAATTTAGACCAAAAGTAAACATTACAGGGTTTCCTGTAGATCCGGATGATAACAGAAATCCAAAGAGACAACTTATTAAAGTTGGTTTGAATCCAGTTAGTACCGACTTTAGATTTAGAGGTACTGCTGAAAGTACAAGCTCTCTAATTGATGATAACACACTCGAAGCGTTTACGTCTGATAACTTTATGAAAACAGACCGTAATACACAAACAAGCGGCAGTTTAAAAATTAAAAATGCTGCTGGTTTATCAGTTGGTGTTTCGGATACAGAGTATGTTGTACTAAAAGTTACAGAAGGACTTGTAACAGCATTAGAAACTCAGCGTTCAGATAGAGACTTTGCTATTAGAACACGTAGAGGTAATGCTTTTGATAATGCATTTTATGTAGATTCGTCGGAAAAACGTGTAGGTATTTTTACAGATGCACCATCAGTAGACTTTGATGTTGAAGGCGATGCTAGAGTTACTGGTAACTTTGAAGTAGAAGGCAACTTACAAGTAAATGGTGATACTACTTACTTGAATGTTTCGAGTTTGCGTGTTGAAGATAAAAACATTGAACTTGGATTGCTAGACGATAGTACACAAGGAACTGATGCACAAGTTGATGGCGCAGGTATTATTGTTAGATCAAGCGATGGTAGTAAAGATTTTACTTGGGAATTTGAAACAGGAAACTGGACATCAAATCAAAGTTTTGATCTAACAGAAGGCAACGTATACAAGATTAATAATGTTACCAAACTTAGTGCAAATCGATTAGACGATAGTGTAATATATGCTGAAGGTTTAGTAAGAGTAGGTACTCTACAAACACTAACAGTTGATTCTATTACTATTAACGATAGTAATATTACATCAACAGGGCCATTAAATATTGGCAGTACTGGCGATATTACAATTAACAATCAAAACATTGTAGGAGTTCTTCCTCCTAACGTAGCATCGTCTGATGATACAGTAGCAACTAAGGGCTATGTAGATCAACAAATTGATAGCGAGCCCGTGGTATTAACAACAGACTGTACTGGATTCTCAAATCCGTCGGCTAACTTTAATATTGACGGCGGCCCTTACAATGATGTTCTTGGAATTTTGAATTTCTTATATCCGGCGTCGGAAAAAGAAAGCGGCACAGTTGCAAGAGTTTATGCTACATCTTACTCAGGTACAACAGTAACTGGTATTGACATTGATAACAGTATTAATAAATCATATGTTTCTGTTTATGTTGATCCGGAAGATAGTACAACACCTCAGTTAGAATCTGTGCTACAGGACGTAAACTTTGCACCTATTACAGGTGATGCTAACCTAGTGCCAAGTAGGGCAACTATGGAATTTGAGGTAAATGGAAATTCATGGCAATGGGTGCGTACGACACCAATTACATAAAAGCAGATAAATACTAATGTCGTAACAGGGGTTTATAAATGGCATATACAATTGATACATATAGCAATAGCAGATCTTGGAAAATTGAAGATGGTACTATTGATCAAACTACCGATCTAAAGCTAGTTGGTAAAAACTATGCAGGATACGGTGAGATTCAAAACGAAAACTTTGTTTTCCTACTAGAAAATTTTGCAGGACAGGCTGAACCACCACGCAAGATTGCAGGTCAAATTTGGTTTGATACTGGAAACAGTAAACTAAAATTCTACGACGGCATCAAATGGCGCACTACAGGCGGCGCCGAAGTTAGCTCAACAGTTCCAACAGGACTAAAAGAAGGCGACTTTTGGTGGGATCAAGACAACGAACAACTTTACACATATAATGGCGGAGACTTTGTACTTATCGGACCCCAAAGTGCAGGCTCAGGTCAAACACAAATTGTAAGCCGTTCAGTAAGAGATATTGGTGGTACGACACGAGGAATTATTACAGCAGTTGTAAATGACGAAACTGTATTTGCAGTTAGTTCACAAGACTTTACAATTGACACAGGCGATGTTGATAGTAACATTCCTGGCTTTGACAGAATACGTCAAGGTATTACATTAAAGAATACATTAAACAGTTCAGGCGGTGTTACTTCAGGAGACTGGAGAATTGTAGGTACTGCTACTAACGCAGAAAAGTTAGGCGGCGAACCTGCAAGCGCATATGTTAGAAACCAAAGCGCAACATTTGCTGGACTAGCAAGATTTAGTGATACAGGTTTACAAGTTGGTGACGACGGTGACTTGAAACTAAAAGTTGAATTAGACAACAAAGCAGTAATTGCTAACGAAAACGGAACACAAATTGAATTCCGTGCAAAGAACGCACTAGGGACAATCCTAAACCCAATGCGTATTTTTGCAGACGCAGTAGTTCCTGGATTTGTTGTAGGTACAGAAACACAACAAAGTGGTCCACAAGTTGGATCAGCTACATTAGGTTCGGTAGATTATCCGTGGCCAAACATTTATGCAGACAACATTACCGGACTTGCAAGTATTGCTTCTTCGCTAAATGTTGGAGCATATGATCCAGATAACCCATTAGCAAACGCTAAGTATCCATCAACAGCAGATGCAGCTAATACTATTGCAGTGCGCGACGGTGCTGGCGACTTGTATGCAAACAAGTTCCAAGGTGTTGCAACAGAAGCACAATATGCAGACTTGGCAGAAAAGTATACTACAGATCAAGAATATCCTGTAGGTACAGCAATGGCTGTGTCATTTGACGAAGCATATGAAGCTGGTGCAGCAAAAGCAGAAAGTGTTGCAATAGGTGTTATATCAGCAGAACCTGCTTACTTGATGAACAAAGATTGCGAAGGTCAAGCAATTGGCTTGAAAGGTCGTGTTCCGGTAAGAGTAAAAGGTCCAGTTAAAAAAGGACAAGGTGTATTTGCTTGGGAAGATGGCGTGTGTACTACTACTCCTACAAAAGCATTTATTGGTGTAGCACTTGAAACTAATGAAGCAGAAGAAGAAAAATTAGTCGAGTGCGTTTTAAAAGTATAAATAATACTAGCACTTTATAGGAAGTAGAATATATGTCTGTAAACCCAGGAAGCCTAATAACCGCAGCAAATTATAATTCATTGCAATCGAGAGTAGCAAACTTACTCGGTGCAGGTTTTGGCGGCACTGGTTACGGACAAGATCTTGTAAGTGCTCCGGTTGCAGTAGGAGAATCTGTAACAGCAGAGCATATGAATCTTCTTAGAGAAGATATTAATAGAGCGCACGTACACCAAACAGGTAGCCTTTCTTCTTTAGTAGAAATCAATCCGCAAGAGTTAATTGGTGCAAACTCAGTTAACGGCGACACAGAAAAAGGTTTTAATGCATACATTGCAGTTGTAACTATACTTGAAGGTAATGCCGGCGAAGTTGACGGAACACAAGTTACTTTAGAAACAGCTACAACAAGCACACGTTTTGCAGCTTGGGCCGGCGAACTTGTTCATCAATTTACAGTTAACTTTGACGATGCTAACCATAGACGTGCATTTTTTAATGCCGGCGGCGAAATACACATGTCTGCAGAAATAGTAGGTGACAATAGTCCTAAAGGACAAGATTGGAACAGCATATTAACTAATATGGGTACAATCAAATTTGGTAAAGACACTACTACTAAAACTGGAGCAGCAGGACTTGTACAGCCAGTTGGAAACTTTGATCTAACAGCAAGTTTCCAAGAAGTATTTCAAAGACGTGGTCAAGCAGATTATTATGCAGAAAATAGATACTTTATCTATGCAAAAGAAACTGCTACAAACGCTATTCAATTTAGAATTGAATTTTTAGATAACGACCAGGGTGATCCAAATGACGACGAAGCTATCAGAGGAACACTTACAAGTATCGTTAAACAACTAAGACCAACAGGAAGTTATGTGTCTGTAGATTCTCCTAGTTATTCTACTCAATCAAGTCTTGACGAAGGAGATTAATTATGGCAAATACTGGCTCAGTTGTCAGCGGCACTGACTACAACGATGTAGTTGACGGTGTTACTGCTATTCTTGGTTTGGGCTCCGGCGGCGACGGCTACGGACAAATAGTTACAAGTAAAGAAAACGCTCCTACTAGAGGAACAACTAATTTAATTGATAATAACGAATGGAATACATTACGTACAGATATCAATAAATGTTCAAGACACCAATCTAATGCTGATGCATTGAGCACAGAGATTCCTGATAATTATATTATTGGTGCAGATGCAAGTGGTCCTAGCGTTACTAGAATCACAGGTGATACTTTTTCTATTGACACGCCAAATGCTGCAATAGGAGTAAATGACTGGGTCAATGCTCTTACGCAAATTCAAAGTCAAAAAAATTCTATAGATGCAAATCAACGCACTTTAACTACTACTAGAGCTTTTGCAAACTCCACTAGAACTACTACTTGGGGCGGACAGTTTCAAGGCCAATCTGTTTACTGCGAAATCCGTGTAATATTTGGCGGCGGCTACGAATGCACTAACAGTGCCGGTACTCGAGTTACTGCTAGTGGAGCAGATCACGCTAGACACTTTTTTAACAGTGGCGGACAAATAAGATTATCACAATACCTGTCAGGTGGCACTGCAAAAGACAGTGATTGGGGAACTATGCTAGGTAATGCAGGTAATGCAATCTTTGAAGCCAATAGAACATCGGGCGACGGTAGTGCAAATTATCGTGACGGTAATACAAACGTAGATGGCGACATTGGAGGTTCTATTGAAAGTGCATTAGGTTTTTATCAGCTTACTACAGGTTATCAGCTAATTGCCAAGAAAAACGGAAGTCAAGCAGAGTATGCTGAAAACTATTATACACTTTATGTAAAACGTAATAGCGCATACGATGAAATTACATTCAAATGGGAATTCCACGACATTGATACAGGTGATCAAACAGGTATCGGACCAGCTGTAGACGAATCAGTTCTTGCTTCAGGCGGCGAAATGGGTGTAGGAATAGACTTACTTCGTGCTACAGGATCGTATGTAAGTGTTCCAGAACCTACACCTGATATTGTAACAGAACTAAGACTCACATAATACTTGACAAAACTATAATCTGAGTATATACTAGTAACAATATACTTGGAGATTTCGTATGGATGAAAGATTAGAAAAAGCACTTGAGTTTTCAAACTACATGGTTACACTAAACAACCAACGTAGAATTGTAAGAGAACAATTTTTAGAAAATTGCGTACATTATTTAAACGGCGGCAAATTTGCAGTTAACAGAGATTTAATTACATTTTGTCAAACACTAGTAAGTAGAGAACAGACTAGTGCTATTCTTATTGACGATAACGATACTCCTATTGAAGTAGAAGACTTGCAAACATTCTTAGATGATATTCTTGATATTTACTTTACTACAACATACGAATACTTTGACAAGTATAACGAAATTAAAAAGAACAGAACAGTCGAAGGTCTAGTTGATCTATGAGCAAAGGCGTACTGCTATTTGCACAGAATAATCATACAGTTGATTATGTCAAACAGGCAATGTTTTGTGCAAAAAAAATTAAAAAACATTTAGGGCTTGAAGTAGCAATTGCTACAGATAATGCTGATTATCTAAAAACCCAATATCCCTACTACGAACGTTATATAGATCATGTTATTACTCTCGAATGGTATGAATGTAAACAAAAGCGTACATACCGTGATGGCACAATGAGTAAACGAGATCTTGAATGGAGAAACTTTGATAGAGGATCTGCGTACGAAATAACTCCATTTGACGAAACTATTGTAATGGACACCGACTTTATTATTGGAAATGATTTATTAAACAATGCGTTTGATACAGATCAAGACTTTTTAATTTGGCGTTATATTACTGATGTTAATATGGATAGACCTGACGAGCACAGATTTAATAAGATTAGTGATCGCAGTGTTGATATGTTTTGGGCTACTGTTTTTTATTTTAAAAAGACACCGTTTATGAAACAGTTCTTTGAACTTATACGGCACATAAAAGACAACTGGCATTTTTATAGACTAATATATCAAATTCCAAATAAGATATATAGAAATGATTTTGCATTTAGTATTGCTATACACATCTACAACGGACACCAACGAACTGCTTGGCCAAAAACATTGCCCGGAAGACTTTGGTTTACAAGTGATGCAGACATTTTAATTAAAATGGAAGATGAGCAGTACACTTTCTTGCTAGATAAAAAGCACTGGAAAGGACATTATCATGTAGGTTCTATTAAAGACTGTAATATACACATTATGAACAAGTTTAGTTTAGACAGAGCAATTAGCGAGGCACTGCAAGATGAATAGAGGCTTTTGCTTATTAGCACAGAATAACGGTAAAACAGATTATATAAGACAAGCATATGCTCTTGCTAAAAGTCTGCACAAATATAACAACGGTCAAAAAATTAGTTTGATTACAAATGACGATGTGCCTGAAGAATGGCAAGAACCTTTTGATCAAATTATTCCTATTCCTTGGACTGACAGTGCAGAAGACAGTGAATGGAAGATAGAAAATCGTTGGAAAGTATATCATGCTAGTCCATACGATGAAACTATTGTACTAGAAGCAGACATGCTTATACTAAGCGATATTACACACTGGTGGGATGAACTTGCTAAACGTGATTTGTTTTTTGTAAGCAATGTTAGAACGTATCGCGACGAGGTAATTACTAATAGATTTTATAGAAAAACATTTGATGCAAATGAATTGCCTAATCTTTATAGCGCATTGCATTACTTTAAAAAAGGTGACACTGCAAAAGAGTTTTATAACCTATTAGAAATAATTGTTAACAACTGGGAACTATTTTATTCTAAGTATGCTAAAGAAGAATATCAAAAATGGTGTAGTATTGATTTGTGTGCAGCTATTGCAAGTAAAATTTTAGATAACGAAAAGGATATTACAGATCCAAATAGTTATATTACATTTACACATATGAAACCTAGAATACAAGGATGGTATAATATTCCTTCTAAATGGACTAGAGTATTAGGCAAATATTACAGAGATGACGGAACTTTGCTGTTAGGCAACTTTTTACAAACTCGTGTACTACATTACGTAGAAGAAGAATTTTTGTCAGATGAAATTTTGGAGAATCTATAATGGATATGAAATTTTATGTAAACTTCAAAGAAGATACTGGCGAAATTTGGAAGGCTACAAACGAGTGTGACGATTCAACACCTTACATAGAAGTTGATGCTGCAACAGTTTCAGAGTTTACTACAGGTGTAAAAAATATGAATGATTACATTGTAGTTCCTTCTGTAACTGAAAAGAAATTTGAAATTAAATTTAAACATAGAGATTTAAATGAATTTGATGTAGATAAAAGTATTCATAGAATACCTATAACAGATACTACAGAACATGAAAATGCATTTATGATTATTCAAGAAAACGGATCTTGGACTATTAAACTTTCAGAAGATATGAAAGAAACATTAACTTCAACGACTTATTACAAAGATAAAAGTCAGTTAATTTATGTAACAAAAAAGAATGATCCTAATATTTTACTAGACACAATGGTAATAAAGTTGTATAATGTATTATACAGTGACGAATATAAATTAGAAAATCAAAGCAGTGCTGTTGCTAACAGAAAGGATATAAGTCTTTTTTGTGGTAAAGTATTTGAACAGTATTTACACGTGGTAAAATAATGAGCAAAATAAAAGTAGTAGATCAAGATATCATTTTTCTTTCTTACGATGAGCCCAACGCTGAAAAGAATTATGCAGACTTATGCCAAAAAGTGCCTTGGGCTAAACGTGTACACGGAGTACATGGAAGTGATGCAGCACATAAGGCTTGTGCAGATTTGTCAGAGACAGAATACTTTGTGACAGTAGATGCAGATAATATTATTGATCCTGAGTTTTTAAATCAAGAAGTAGACTTAGACGAGCTAGGTCTAACTCCAGAGCATGTGTTTAGTTGGTGCGGCAAAGTTCATGTTAACGGACTTATGTACGGCAACGGCGGACTCAAAATGTGGACACGTAAATTTGTACACAGTATGAAAACACATGAGGCAAGCGAGGACGGAGATGAACGAGGAAAAGTTGAATTCTGTTTCGACGACAAGTATTACCAGTTTAACGAGAACTACAGTGTTTCTTACACTAATGCGACACCTTGGCAGGCTTGGCGGGCGGGTTTTCGTGAAGGTGTCAAGATGTCTTTGGATCAAGGGGCCAAAGTAGAAGACTTGCGTACAGTATGGTGGCAAAACTATCAGCGTTTGTTAATTTGGAGCCAAGTAGGCGCTGATGTTAAAAATGGTATGTGGAGTATACTAGGAGCACGGCAAGGCTGTTATATGACTAATTGTACAGATTGGGATTACGCTAATGTACGTGACTTTGAATGGCTAAACAACTTTTGGGAAAGTGATGTAAAAGATTTAAACCCAGAAGAAGAAGCAGAGCGTTTAGGTTTAGAAATACTAAAAGGTACAGGCGTCGACATTTCTACCAAACCGCTAGACGAAGATCAAAGTAAATTTTTTAAAGCAGTATATCAGAACACGCCAAGGATTATAAGAGCTAGATGAGTAACGAACAACGTATAAAGATACTCGAAGAAAAACGTGAAAAGATTAACAACGTAAGTTGTAGTTTCTGCACGGCTAAGTGGTTGCAAACTACACTTATGCTTCAGAATGGATATAATCACAGTTGCCACCATCCTGCTCCGCACAAGATTCCACTAAAAGAAATTGAAGCAGATCCTGCTGCATTGCACAACAGTCAGTATAAAAAAGAACAAAGACTAAAAATGTTAACAGGAGAGCGTCCTAGCGAATGTAGCTACTGCTGGAAGATTGAAGACTTAGGTAAAGACTATTTTAGCGATCGTCATTATAAAACAGCAGACACATGGGCTTGGGATAGATTTGATGAAATAGCACATAGCGACCCAGGCGAAAATGTATATCCTAGTTATTTAGAAGTGTCATTTTCAAATGCTTGCAATTTTGCGTGTGCTTATTGTTCTCCTGAAATTAGTAGTAAGTGGATGGAAGATATAAAGCAAAATGGAGAATATCCTACTAAGCACGGTTCTCATAATTTAGACTATTTAGAAAAGTCGGGTAAAATGCCTTATAAGAATAGAGAACACAATCCTTACGTTGAAGCATTTTGGAAGTGGTTCCCAGACGCCCTTCCGCACTTAAAGGTTTTGCGTATTACTGGCGGCGAGCCTACTATGTCAAAAGATACATGGAAGCTATTAGACTATCTAATTGAAAATCCACGTAAAGGATTAGACGTTGCAATTAACACTAACGGGTGCGTAGAAGACAAATTAATTAATAAGTTAATTGAAAAAATTAATGCACTTGCAGAAGTAGGCGTAAAAGTAGATGTTTACACAAGCCTTGAAAGTACTGGGTTACAAGCAGAGTATGCTCGCGACGGCCTTGACTATATAAAATGGTTAGAAAATGTTGACAAACTATTAAAAGAAACAAAGTCAACAGTTGCTATAATGACAACAGTTAATATTCTAAGTCTTCCAACTTTTATTGATTTTATAATGACTGTAATAGACTTTAGAAAAGAATACAATACTAGTTTTGAGTGGAACAGGATTCCAATGAGTATTAACACAATGCATTGGCCTCCGCACTTGCAATTAACTATGTTAGACAAAGAAGATAGAATGCCTCAAGCAGATACTATTGAAAAGTTTTGTGAAGCATGGCTAAAGTATTACAAGAAAGACAAGTATGCTAGAATATACTTAGAAGAATTTGATCAAATACAAAGATTGTGTGATTATATGAGAACAACAGAGCCAGCAGTGGAACATAGAGCCGACTTTGTACGATACATACAAGCATACGATAAAAGAAGAAATAAAAACTTTGCGGAAACTTTTCCACAATATACACACTTGTTAGAGGAATGGAATGGCGAAAAAACCTGATGAATCTTTGCAGCAATACAGAGATAGAGTACTAGACAGCAAAAGTAAAAGTTTTTGTGGAGCCAAGTGGTACAATGCTACTACTTGGTTAGGTAGCGGCACTACTGCAAGTTGTCATCACCCTCCTGCACATAAAATTCCTATTGTTGAAGTAGAAAGCAACTACACAGCAATTCACAATACAGAGCATAAAAAAGAAATGCGCCGTATGATGCAAAATGGCGAGCGTCCTCGTGAATGTGAATATTGCTGGAAGATGGAAGACATGGGTAAAGATGCTGTAAGTGACAGGACGTTTAAAAGCATTATTTACACTGATGATGAATTACAACAAGCATATGAAGCAGATGCAAACGAAAATACTAACCTCAAAACTTTTGAGATTGCTTTTGATAGGGTGTGTAACCTTGCGTGTAGTTACTGTAACGCTTCCTTCTCTACCACCTGGGCAAAAGACATCAAGAATAATGGCCCGTATGAGAACTTGGTATCCGACGGTGCCGGAGCTTTCCATCAAGATGGTTCCTGGGCCCAGCCTTATAAAGACGACGAAGACAATCCTTACATTCAAGCCTTTTGGAAATGGTGGGAAAACGGTCTAAGCGATAGTTTACAAGAACTACGTGTCACAGGCGGCGAACCTTTAATGAGTGCAAATACTTGGAAATTATTTGATTGGTTTAACGAGCAAGACACGGATATGCGTTTTGCTATTAACAGTAACCTTATTGCAAAGGATGCTATTATTGATAAACTAATTGAAAAAACGCAAGGTATGAAACACTTTGATCTTTATACTAGTTGCGAAGCAGTAGGAGAGCAAGCAGAGTACATACGTGACGGCTTAGATTACGATATGTGGCTAAAAAACATTAAACGTCTTCTTACAGAAGGTAACTGTAATGGTGTAAACATTATGATGACCATTAACAGTCTTTGTTTGTTTAGTATTACAGAATTTCTTGACGAAGTATACAAGTTAAAAGAACTTACACAAAGTAGAACGCCTACTGTTAGTTTAAACTTGTTACGTTTTCCTAGTTTTCAAAGTCCATTAGCATTACCTAATCATATTAAAGATTATTGCCATAACAAGTTAAACACTTGGTGGCAAGAACGTAAAGATGACATTGGCTGGCATGAATTTGAAAAAGCAAGTATTGAACGACTAATTGATTATCTTGTTACTGTAGATGCTCCACACAGACGTACAAGCAATCCAGTTACACTTTGGCGTGACTTTAAAACTTTTTATGCACAGTACGATGTACGAAGAAATAAAAGTTTAAATGTGTTCCCTAAAATTCTAACAGATTGGGTAGAGTCTATTCCAGACACTGATGCAAATATTATGGAACTTGCTGAAAAAGAAGGTTGGATTCTAAAACCTGATAATAAAAACATAGACGAACCATTAGGGAAATATGATTAACTTATATTATGATAAGTTGGCCGAAAAAGATGTACCTATACCAAATGGAATTTCTGAATGGAAATTTACCAAAGATGTACATCGTATCCCTATAGGTATAGACAGTGATCCTATTGTAGAGTCTTATACTTATTTCTTTAATTGTATAAAAGCACTAGGCTGCAATTTTCAATTGTTTACCGGAAAAGATACTGCTAAGAATCTTTTCTATCCTATGGAAATAACTAATAGAGCATTTGCTGAGATTAACAACATAGCAGATTTTATTCCAAAGAAAACATTTAGCAGAATAGCAAAAGGTAAAATGAAATTGCTGTTACTAATGCCTTCAGTGAGTCACGATTATAGATATGTATGGAAGCTAAGAAAAAAACTTGATTTGCTAGAAGGATCAGGAATGCCAAGAGATCAAGTTTATATTGTACTTGGCGACATCAATAGGACTTATAAAACACTATTAAACACAAAACATGTGTATGGTATTGACTGGTGGCAAATTTATACACAAATTGCTCTTATGTCAAGATACAAAATGAAAGATTTTCGCTGGGTATTTAATGATAAGAATAGTCAGCCGCCAGGAGAAGAAAAGTTAAAAAAAGAGTTATACGAATTAGAAAACTGGAATCCTAAAAGACTTTATTCTGCTTTTACAGGACGAGCTAAATTACATAATACTTGTTTTATTACGGATCTAAAATATTACAATTTAGATAAAGATGGAAAGTATAGTTACAATATTGAATATGCAGACATCAAACATAATTATAAAGATTTTAGAATTACTGATAAGAGCAAAGGCGAAGCATTTATAGAAAAGAAAAAAGAATTAGTAAAAAATGTTACAAGTAAAAATGTTATAATGGATATGACATTAGAAGAAATACGTAGAGGAAATCGACTTTATGTTAATAAATCCTTTTACGAAGACAGCCTTGTTAACATTGTAAGCGATTCTTGGATGCCGTTAATGGATGCTAACTATTTAGAAGAAATAGATGTACTAGCACCAGGGCCTATGATATGGATGCAAATAGCCAAAGGACACCCCTTTATGGTACTTGGATGTTTAAATACAATTGGTTATGTTACAAACCAAGGTTACTTTTCTAACAACTTGTTAGTAAACGAAAGTTATGACAGGGTGTCGAGTATTACTAAAACATCTGAAATGATATGTAACAATTTAAAAGTTTTAAAAGAATACACAGACGAAGAAATCAAAAACAAAGTAGAAGAAATGAAACCTTTTTTAAAACGTAACAGAGAAAAGTTTTTTAGTAGACCTAACAAACGTAAATTTATAGTATTATTTGAAGAGATGCAATATGAGCGATGATTTAAAAAACAGTCCTAATTTTTGTGTAGCACCGTGGATGCATTTACATGTTATAAACGACGGCCGTTCTTTTGCATGTTGTCAAACACCACTACGTGACGAAAATAGCTTTGGTAATGTAAAAACTCAAACACTTGACGAAGTAGTTAACAGCGACCTTGCTAAGAAAATGCGTAAGGATATGCTAGATGGAAAGCCATTACCTAGTGCGTGTGAAAGATGTGTTGCTAAACAAAATCACAATATGAATACTATGCGTACTGGTTTAAACAGCAAGTGGTTTGATAAGACAAAAGATTTAATTGCTAGTACAGCAGATGACGGCAGTATACCTAAACCTCAATTAAAGTATTGGGACTTTAGATTTAGTAACTATTGCAACCTTGCATGTACAACTTGTTCACCGTTGTTTAGTACACAGTGGGCAAACGACTTTCAAAAACTTCATCCGGGTGCAGACAAATATAGTGAAACTAAACTTATTGATCTAACAGAAGCAAATGTATTTTGGGACGATATTGAAGACAATATTGATACTATGGAAGAAATACATTTTGCAGGCGGAGAGCCTCTAATCATGCCCGAACACTGGCGTATACTTAAAATGTTAGATGAAAAACAGAAGTACGATGTTGAGTTGCGTTATAGTACTAACGGTACAACATTAGGTAAAGGTAAAGAAAATATACTTGACTATTGGAAGAAATTTAAATATGTACATTTGAGTCTTAGTATCGACGGAGCAGGCGATGCATTTGAACATATTAGATACAAAGGCAAATGGCCTAGTACATTAGAAAACTTGAAAAAGATTAGGGCAAGTGGTGTTGCAGATTACTGGTTCCATCCTACCGTAAGTATTTTAAATATTTTCCGTATTACAGAACTACACGAAGAATTGCACAAAAATGATCTCATTCCTTTAGAAGCCATTCATCCTCAGAGAGGCTTTTATATGGAAAACTATTGGGTAGACAGATTCCATATTAATCCATTGTTTACACCAAACTATTACAGCATTACAGTTTTGCCAGAATTATTAAAAGAGCAAGCAGCTGACAAAATTACAAAGTATGGCAAGAAACTTGAAGCAGACACTGGCATTCCATTTAGCGGTTGGCAAAGCATTATCGATTTTATGTATCAAGAAGATAAGAGCATGTTGTGGAATCAGTTTAAATGGAAAAGCAAACAAATTGACGATGTACGCGGCACTGATGTATTTGCATTAAATCCGGAGTTAAAAGATGTATAGAGGTGACAGCCTAAAAACATTTCTTCCAGCTGCGCCAGCAACAGTAAAAACTCTTGAGGATTTGCGCCATTACGGCTCGGCTCATAAAGAAGTTGTAGGCAAATTTGATAGCACAGAGTCTGTGTTAGTAAAAGCAGTAAATGCATTTGAAGAAGAAAATGTTTCAGACGATGATTGGAAATATGAGTTTAACCAGTACCATTATAGAGGAATTTGGGACTTTGATTCTGATAGACCTAAATTAGGATTCTTTGGCTGTAGTTTTACATTTGGCGAAGGCATTGAATCACAAGATACATTTGTTGAACTTTCAAGTGAACGCCTAATGATGAATCCATTTAACTTTGGCATCGGCGGCAGTTCAGTAGAGCGTGTTGCACGTACTTTTGCAGCAGTGAATAACGTAATAGATCTTGATTATGCAGTAATTACACTTCCTGCTTGGTATAGACAATTACACATTGACGTTAACGACTACGGAAAAATTATTAATCTTATACCAGGTTATCCGCATAATGGATTTAAAAATTTAAATCAAATTTTTGATATAGTTGACGATGACTACTACATTAATCGTGCAGTTAGTTCTATTAATTGGATTTATGATAGTGCTAAAGCACACAATGTAAAGGTTCTTTTTAGTTCCTGGGACCATCCGTGTAACGAGTTATGCGAGCTAATGTATCCTGATAATACGTTAAAACCTTTCCCTAATATAGATGATAAGTGTGCAAGAGATAAAATGCACCCAGGACCAAAGTCTCAGTATGCCCATGCAGAGCAAATAGTAAAGGGTTTCCATGATAGAGCTTGGGTTTAGAAATCTTGAAAATAAAGTTGAATATATTCATATACAGCCAGACAACAGCGAAATTGCAAATGTTTGGTTAACTCAGTTTGACAGTTTGTTAGCAACTCATAATAAAAAGATATTCCAAAAGAATTTTAGCTTGTTAGGATTCCACAACGATTATCGAACAGTGGAACATATCTGCAATGACTTAGATAGAAGTATAGCATTAATCAATTATTACAGTGATTATAAGATAACAGAAAACTTTGGCCCTCTTAGATACGGCTATAATCAAGAGCTTTTAAACATACTGCATCATCATTTTGAAGTAACACAAGGACAGTTATGGAATCCTAGTAGTGTATTAGCAAATGCAAACGGGCATACACGACTTGCTATTTGTTATTTAAATCACTGTTGCCACGAATTAGAAGCGTGGTACGAAACTGAAAATATTAAAAATGATGGATATCGTAACGGTTACTTTTATTACAATTTATTAGGTATTCAAGAAAGAATAGAACTTGATCCTAAATTTAAAAAACACTTTACTAAAGATGTTACAGACGGAATGGTGTACTTGCATTATGCACAAACTGGAAAAACTTGGTTTGAAGCATATCTTGATAATGACGATGTAGTAGAAGACGCAGGCATATCTGAGCACAGAGTTATTAGCGGAGAATTTAACTGTTATTTTGGAACAGGCTATGAACTGCCGTCGGATGATAAGTTCAGCGAATGGCTTGAGTCAAAAGGTGTTGATCCTACTGATGAACAACTAGGATTGGGTTATGCTCCGGTAGGAAAAGTTGTAGATTTAGCAGACGGCGAAGCACAAGACTTTTTTAAAGAGTATACAGACTTTTATAGTATAGAGTATAATAATAAACGTATAGAATATGATTTTAGACATAACGATGAATCCTATATTAAACTTCTTACAGAAATATGGGATAAGTGGGGACAATAATGAGTATACCTAAATTAGAACGTGCAGTAGTAGAAGTGTTTGGCGGATGTAATTACAAGTGTCAGATGTGTCCTCAAACTACTGGAAGGGGTAAAGAATGGACACGCAAAATGCCTATGGATATGTTTATCAATATACTCGACCAACTTCCCGGCAAGCCTGTGATTAACTTAGAAGGATCAGGCGAACCTACTATGGCCAAAGACTTACCGTTGTACATAGAAGAATGTACAAAGCGTGGATTTCCTAGTTTTATGTATAGTAACGGAAGTTTCTTTAGCGGACACTTTATGCAAGAATGTATTGATGCAGGACTAAGTTTTGCTCGTTTTAGTTGTATTGGATACAACAAAGAAAAATACAAAGAATGGATGAGCGAGGATAACTTTGATTTACTAAAAACAAATATCATAAAGGCAAAAGAATATATCAAACAAACAGATAGTGATTGTGTAGTAAGCAGCTACCATCTAATACTTGACAACAATCAAGTTGAATATGAAGTAGACCAGTATAGAAACAATTTTATAGGGCCAACTGGATCAATAGGCTACATATGGAAGATGCATAACTGGAGCGGAAACTATCAACCTTTGTATGTACGAGATCCAAGTAAGCGCAGAACTTGCGGACGTCCGTTTGCTCCTGAGATTACTATACGTAGTGGAGGTAACAACGGATTAAAGGGTGCAGTTACACCTTGTTGCCAGACAATGGGCCCGCCAAACGAAAGTAAAAGTGTACTAGGGCATGTACAAAATCAAACCATAGAGGAAATATGGTACGGCGATGAATATAATAAACTTCGCAAAGCACACGAGATGCAAGATTTTGATAGTATTGACTATTGCAAAAACTGTGACTTTCTATACGATGATCCTGAAGTTCTTGTTTGGTCTAATGATAAAGATGCAACTCCGTATCATATGCTAGGAACAAACTTTAGTTTAAAAGATTACGGTTGACAAAATAGGTTAAAATCTGTATAATAATAAAATGTATGATATTGTCTTTATAAGTTATAACGAACCACAAGCTGATGAAAACTGGCAAGCATTAAAAGCAAGATTTCCTAGAGCAAAACGTGTAGACGGAGTGAAAGGAATACATCAAGCGCATATTGCTGCTGCTAAAAAATGTTTTACTAAAATGTTTTGGGTTGTTGATGCTGACGCAAAAATTTTAGAAGATTTTAATTTTGATCATAAAGTAGACGAATACGATTTAGAAACAGTGCATGTGTGGCGCAGTCAAAATCCTATCAATGATCTAGTATATGGCTACGGAGGGGTAAAATTATTACCTCGAAAACTTACTATTAATATGGATGTATCTAAAGCAGATATGACTACTAGTATTAGCAAGTTCTTTAAACCAATGCCAGAAATATCAAACATAACGGCATTTAATGTAGATCCGTTTAACACATGGAAAAGTGCATTTAGAGAATGTGCTAAACTAGCAAGTAAAACTATTGATAGACAGAATGAGGATGAAACAAATGAAAGACTCGAAACTTGGACAACCGTGGGACACGATAGAGACTTTGGTGAGTATGCGATACGAGGTGCTAGGGCTGGTATGCAGTTTGGCCTTTCTAGCAGCAATGATATTAAATTAATAAATGATTTCGAATGGTTGTATGAACGATTTTCAAAACATTCCGTGGGATAATATTACAAGTTTTGGCCAGAAAACACTCCTAAAGAGCCATCTTTTTACAGTTTCTTGGATCTTGGCTAGATATTGTAATTATAACTGCTCATATTGCTGGCCATACGCAAGATCTAGTACCCCGGACCACCAAGATCTAGAAATTTACTTAAACACTCTAAATAGTATCAAAGCACAGGCTCGTGCAAATGGATATAAAGATTTCCACTTTAGTTTTAGTGGAGGCGAGCCAACTGCTTATAAATACTTTAGGGAGATCATAGATCATTACTGTAGTGATACAGCACCCGCTTATCAAAGTATACATATGACCACTAACCTAAGCCCAGGAAGCAAATGGTGGGGAACGTGGTTAGACCGCACTAAGACTTTGCAACGTAGAAGCATAACAGCAAGTTACCACGCAGAGTTTGCAAAAGAACAGGAGTTTGGAGATAAGTGCCTCCAATTAATGAATGATGGTGTATTTGTTACGATCAATCAAGTCATGGTTCCAGAAATGTTTGACGAGCTTTACGACCGCTGTGAACGCTTTGCCTCCAGAGGTATTAACGTCACTCTCAAGCCCCAGTCCGATCCTACCGCCAGCTTTGTGGTACATGGATATACGCCAGACCAGATCTCAAGAATGCAAACAGGATTTCCACAAAGAATCCCAGATCAGTACAAAAAGTTAATACCTTTGTATCAAGTAGAACTCACTGACGACAAAGGACAAACATACCATGTAGATCAAGCAGAACGTTTTAATGCGTTTGGCTTTAACAAGTTTAAAGGATGGACCTGCAACGCAGGTTACCAAGGAATTGTAATACGCGAAAACGAAGTAAAGCGTAGTTACAGTTGTCACGACGAACCGTTAGGAACACTTACAGACGGTTTTAGAATATTTGACACACCAAGAAAGTGTATTACACCTACTTGTGTTAGTTCGGCAGACTCAAAACTGCCAAAGGTAAGAAATGAAAGTTGAATTAGAAGACGTATTATTTTGGATGGATGCTATTCGCAACAGCGAAGATCGCTATCGTACATTAGAAAGTTTCTGGAAAGGACAAGTACACAGTAAACAATGGTTAGTAGAGCGTGTACAAGAATTAAACCTTTACGGCAATCAACGTATAGCAATCTACGGTGGCTGGAATGGAGTTCTTGCTAGTTTGTTATTTAATAGCAATATAGGTATTAGTCATATATCTAGTATAGACATTGATCCTTCTTGCGAAGAAATAGCAAATACTATTAACAAAAATTACGAAATGCGAGGTATGTTTAATGCAGTAACAGCAGATATGGTATATCATATGGAAACTGCTGATATTGTAATTAACACTAGTTGTGAACACATTACACAAGAACAATACGATGTGTGGCTAAACAATCAATCAGACAATTCAATTATTGTTTTACAAAGCAATAATTATTTTGAATTAGATGAGCATATACGATGCGCAACAGATTTAGATGATTTTACTCGTATGAGTAATATTACTCCTATATGGAAAGGTGTAATGGAATTACCTAAATATCAAAGATACATGATCATTGGCAGGAAGAATGTTTAAATTTAGCGAATTAGAAAATATACATTTAGAAATTACAAATCGTTGCCAAGCAAGTTGTCCTATGTGTAGTAGGAATTATCACGGTGGCTTAGATAACCCACTTATTAAAAACAAAGACTGGACACTTGATGACTTTAAACAAATTTTAAATACAAAAACTTTAGAACAATTAAAAGGATTTTATTTTTGTGGCAATTTTGGTGACCCTATTATTAACGATGAGTTAATAGAAATGGTTGCATATTCTGCTAGTGTAAATCCTCAGTTAAACATTAGAATACACACAAACGGTAGTGCTAGAAGCACACAATGGTGGACTGATTTAGCAAACGCATTACCAGAAACACATAATGTAATTTTTGCAATTGACGGCTTAGAAGATACACATAGTTTGTATCGTATAGGAACAAGCTACAATAAAATATTACAAAATGCAAAAGCATTTATTGATGCAGGCGGAACTGCTGAATGGTGCTTTATAAAATTTAAACATAACGAACATCAAGTAGAAGAAGCTCGTAAAAAAGCAGAAGAACTTGGATTTAGTTTATTTGTTGAAAAGAATAGTAGCAGATTTATTGGAGAGCCAAAGTTTCCTGTATATGATAAAAATGGAGATACTACGCATTACCTAGAACCTCCTAGTAGTAGCGAGTTGCCTTACATTACAGAAGAAATGATTGCTAATTATAAAGACGTTTTGCGAGATGCAGAAATAGATTGCTATGTAAAGCATACTAAAGAAATTTACATCGACGCATATAAAAAAGTTTTTCCTTGTTGCTTTCTAGCAAGCACACCTTACAATTATGCTAAAACAAACGATATTACTGCTCCTGTAAGAAACGACATGAATTTACAATATATTGACCTAATAGAAAGTTTAGGTAACAACTATGCTTTAGAAGTTGACATAGAAGATATTATAAACTCTAATCAATGGCAAACCGTTTGGAAAGACTATTGGGGCAAAAACAAACTAATTACTTGTGCAAGAACTTGCGGCAAAGTAAAAGAATTACCAAAGCCTAAAGATCAATTTATAAATGTAATAGGACTAAACAATGAGTAAATGGTGGTACAATGACGCAGATAGTCAACTAGGAAAGTATCAGCGAGAATTAGAAAGTGTAGCAGGTACGCCTACTTTTTGTGTGCTACCTTGGATACACTTTGCTACAAGACCTAATGGTGACATGCGATTATGTTGCAGTGCAAATGCTAGTGGAGCAGGCAATGATCACGAAGTTGGTCTTGTTAAAATGGAAAACGGCAAGCCTGCAAACTTTGGCCGCGAAACGCCTATGGAAGCATGGAATAACGACTATATGAAAAGTGTACGTACAACTATGCTACGTGGAGAAATTCCTGCAAGTTGTAAAAAGTGCTTTGAAGAAGAAAAGGTAGGCGTAGTTAGCAAACGTATTTGGGAAAGTGGCACTTGGCATCGAGACGAAGAAGGTGTAGATATTCCGGAACTAATAAAACAAACTCAAGAAGACGGCACAGTACCGGAAGAGTTAGTGTACTTAGATTTACGTTTAGGACATACGTGTAACATTAAATGTGTTATGTGTAGCCCTCATGATAGTTCTAAGTGGGTAAAAGACTGGCAACAACTTATACCTGTTCTACAAGACGATAACGTCAAGCAACAAATGCAGTGGGACAAGAGCGAGTTTAATAATAAGTGGCATGAAAAAGATACATTTTGGGAAGAAATGTATAGACAGATACCTAACCTAAAGCAAGTATACTTTGCCGGCGGCGAGCCTTTAATGATTAAAGAACACAAAATGTTTATCGAAGAAATACTGCGTCAAGGTTATCAAGACAAAATATTATTACGCTATAATTCTAATGGACTTCTTGTAGACGAAGATTTAATTGAAATGTGGAGCAAGTTTAAAAAAGTTAAATTTGCAATTAGTATGGATGCAAGTCACGAACGTGACGAGTATATACGTTATCCTACCGACTTTGAAACTGTAGAACGTACACTGCACATGCTTGACAACACTCCTGATAATATACAAACTAGTTTAGCAACAGCAATACAAATTTTTAATGTAAAGCATTTGCCCGACTTTATGAAATGGAAAGTTGAAAGCGGATTTAAAAAGTTAAATAGTGGCAATGTTCCGGGCGGAGTACAAATGGGCGGCGGACTAGTTAACATGCATTTGCTTTATATTCCTACCTTCCTAAGTATACAAATACTTCCTAAAGAAGATAAACAGGAAGTAGAAGAACGCTTTATGGACTTTAAAGATTGGCTATGGAAGAATTATAGACAAGATGATGATTATTGGAAAGTTAACCCATACGGCTGGAAACGCTGGGAAGCAGTACTAAAACATATGAACGCACAAGATAACAGTCATCTATTACCAGGCTTTAAAGAATATACAAATAAGTTAGATGCTATTAGGGGTGTAAATGCTAAAACAGTATTTCCGGAGTTGGCGCATTTATTATGATTACACGAATTGAAAATAATCAAGATCCTGATCTAGTGCGTATAGAATATATGCCAGGAAATACTTGTAACCATAAGTGTTATTATTGTTTTCCTGGAAGCAACGAAGGTAATATCGCTTGGCCAGACGTAGACCTTGTAAAAACAAATCTATCACACCTACTAAAGTGTTATGAACAAAACGGCAAGCCTAAAAGCAATTTGTATATTGTAGGAGGTGAGCCTACATTGTGGAAGGGATTAGAAGAACTTTGTCAGTATCTAAAAGACAATCACGATATTATAATAGAAATTAGTACAAACGGCACACGCAAACTAAACTGGTGGAAAGAGAACGCAAAGAATTTTGACCATGTAGAAGTTAGTGTACATAGAGAATTTGCTAACCTTGATCATTTGGTTAGTGTATGCGATACACTTTACGAGGAAGGCGTATTTGTTAATGCAGATGTTTTAATTGATCCAGAAGCATACGATGAGTGTTTAGAAAATGTAGAATACCTAAAAAAGTTTGCTGCACACAAATGGCCAATAATAGCAAAAATTGTTCATTTTGACGGAACACATAGATACACTGAAGAACAATTAAAATATTTTGAAGACACTATTAAACAGTATCCTACAAAAGAATGGTTTGAAGCAACTACTAGAAAACCATTGCGCGAAGTAAAGATATATTCTGATGAAGATGTTATTACTATTAATAACGATAATTATTTGATTGCAAATAAATTAAATAATTTTAAAGGCTGGAAATGTAACTTAGGTGTAGACTTTATTAAAATATTTCCGGACGGACGAATAACAGGAAACTGTCAACAAGCATTATTTGGAAACTTATACACGCCAAATTTTATTGATTCGTATAAGCCTATTATTAAACCGTTAACATGTAATAGAGATCTATGTGTTTGTAGCGAAGAAACAGTAATAGAAAAATATGCCCGACTTTAATACACTTGAGCCCGTAGATCATAATTATTTTAGCATAGAGTGGGAGACTACTCTAAAGTGCAATCTTGACTGTTCATATTGTGGCGACGGTCACGATAATAGTTTGCCTCATCCTAGTTTAGCTGATAGTTTAGATACTGTAGACTTTATTTTTAAATATACTGACTTACAATTAAAACAAAAACCTAAACATCTACAACACGCTAATTTAAATATATTTGGCGGCGAAAGTTTTTATCATCCTAAAATATTAGAAATACTGCGCTATGCACATCATAGAAAACAAGACTACGACTGGAGTATTAGTATTAGTACGATTACTAATGCAGTAGTAAAGGAAAAATTATGGCATAGAATTATTCCTTTTGTAGATTATTTTACAGTGAGTTTTCATGCAGAAAGCACTTTGGAACAGCAAGAACTAGTAAGACAAAATATATTATACCTAAAGAAAATAGATAAGCCATTACATGTAAGTGTAATGATGCATCCTAAACATTGGCAGACTTGTGTAGACATGGTCGAATGGTGTAAAGATAACGACATTAAATGTAATGCAAGACAGATAGATCACGATGTTTTAGATTTTCGATTTAATTATAATAGCGAGCAAAGCATATATCTTACAGGGTCTGCGCCAAGTACAATAGAAAAAATAGGAGGACTTATTGCTAAAGGTATTGACTTGTCTTCAAGCGGTCGTGCCTGTTGTGGCAATATGTCAATGTGTACAAATACATGCGATTCTACAAAATATATAAAAGGTAATAATTTTAAAGGTTGGCATTGTAGTGTAGATAGATTCTTTTTATACATTAAACAAAACACAGGCGAAGTGTTTACTAATAAAGATTGCAAAATGAACTATGAAGGGAAAGTTGCTCCTATAGGATATTTGTCAAACACACAAGCAATTTTAAATAATATAAATTCGTCCACAATAATTTGTAAAAAGAAAAGTTGTTGGTGTGGACTGTGTGCTCCTAAAGCAAAAACAGAAGAAGACTTTAAAAGGATTATGATCAAATATGTTGAATAAACTTATTAAACATAATCTAGGTCCTAGTATGTGTACTGCAAAATGGACTAACAGTACAATACATCTTGGGATTGGACGTACACACAGTTGCCACCATCCGCATCCTCATCAAATTCCGTTGATAGAAATTGCAAGTGATCCTGCTGCATTACATAATACACAACACAAAAAACAAGTAAGAAAACAAATGTTAGAAGGCACGTGTCCTAGTGAGTGTAATTATTGTTGGAATATAGAAAACGCAGGAGGCACAGGCGATCGTGTGCTAATGACACGTAAGGACGGAATACGTGAATACTTTAAAATTAAAAATACACAGTGGGATGATAATTATGATCCTACCTACTTAGAAGTAAGTTTTTCTAATGTATGTAATTTTGCTTGTGCGTATTGCGGACCAGAATACAGCAGTAAATGGCATAGCGAAATAAAGCAGTCTCGCTATCCAAATAACTATAACAGTATACATGTAGAACAAATACCTGACAAAGAACAAAATCCTTATATTGATGCTTTTTGGAAATACTTTCCAAACATTTATAAAAATTTAAAAGTTCTACGCATTACTGGCGGCGAGCCATTTATGAGTAGACATACTGAAACTTTATTAAATTTTATAAAGCATAATCCTAATAAAAAACTTACACTGATCATTAACAGTAATTTAGGCATACCAAATACATTATTCAATAAGTATGTTGAGATGCTAAGAAGCATAAAGCAATATGTAAAAAAAATAGAAATTGCTACTAGTGGAGAAGGATATCAAGAGCGCGGCGAATATGTTAGGGACGGATTAAATTACAATCAATGGAGAAGTAACTGCGATATTATAGCAAAACATTTTTATTTAAACATAATGTGCGCATATAATATTTTTAGTGTTACTAGCTTTGAACAATTTTTACACGATATTAAAACAATAAAAAATGTAAAAGTTAGTATAAGTGCTGTTAGAGATCCTGCATTTATGAGTGCATCTGTAATGCCTTTGGGTTGGATGAATTATATGCACGAGCAGTTAGAATATATCAAACGTAATTTTCCTAGAGAAACACAAGAGCGATTTAAACAAGTAATGGCACATGCTAAAATAAAAACTAACAAAACTAACGAACTTGTGTCATTTATAAAAGAATACGACAAACGCAGAAACAAAAACTTTGCAGAAGTTTTTCCTGAATATAAATTTATAATTCAACAGTTGTAATACGATTCCAAATGTTTTTAAAATTGTCTAGCTCTTTAGCTTTTGGAATACACATACCGCACCCACATCTTGCATTAGGACAAATAATAGGTTTGCTAACATTTATTTCGTTGAGCATTTTTTGCGTATTGTCTAGATTTCCAATTGGTCCAACTGTTCCGTCTTTACGTGCTTGACATGTTTGATGATGATATACGTTGCCGGTTTCTTGATCAATGTGTAAAAAGAACCAATCAATCATGCAATGCCATCCTTGGAATTTGTTTTCAACAAGTTTTACTGGTTGCCAATCATTGTTAACTAACCCTTCTAAACATCTTCCACCGCAGCACTTACGTCCCATTTCAGTTCCTTCTGTTGGCCGCTGTGCTTTATCTTTAATTCCTACTTCGTTCCAAAACCATTCTTGTTGTTCTTCGGTATATTCGTGACTGGTTCTTCGCATAACGCCGTCACTGTCTTTGAACCAACCTTTAAATGCAACAGTGCCGTCGCCTATTGGAACAGGATTATATTTTACATTATTTTCTTTTAAAAATGCACACACTTCTTTGGCTTCTTCAAAGTAATCACAGTGTAGCATAACATTTACTTGTAGCCATATATCGTGTTCTTTAACTTTTAGAATATTGTGCAGCACACGATCTTTTAATTTTTTATCTGCTTCGGCATGCCAGCTAATAGTAATACCGTCAATATATGTAGAAATTTTATCTATGTCTTTTTCAGGCCAGGTTCCGTTTGTAGTTAATCCTACATTGTATCCTTCGTGTTCTTTAATGTATTTTACAATTTCCCAAAATTTAGGATTAACAGTAGGTTCGCCACCGGTAAAGTCAATATTTACATGTTGCGGATCTTTTTTAAATGAATTATACTTACTGGTCCAGTCTTTAATAAAATTAAAAGTATCCTTCATAGACTCTAAACTAGCATGAGGACTAGTATTATTATGTCTGCTGGCTTCGCAATATGTGCAGTCGTAATTACAGCGTCTGCCAAGATCCCAGGTAACCATCATTGGTTCTGGATTAGTTAAATTTATAGCAGTTGTTTTAATCATTTTTAACCTTTGTAAGAGGGATATCAGCAGCACATGTACACCATTTACGAGTACATATAATAGGAGCATCTGGCATTTCAAAATCGCCTTTGTATATATTTCCTAAGCTCCCACCTACTCTGCATGTAGCTCGATGTACATCACCGTCCCAGTTGATCATTAGACTCTCAATACCTGCATTACACGACCAGCCTTCAAACTGGTTCTTATGTTCTTTTATAATATCATTAGCATGTATTAGTTCTTCGTCGTCTACTACACAATTAGGTTTAGCAGTAGACTTTTGACCTAAGAGCCATTCTAAATCTTTTGGCTGATATCGCATGTCGTCAAACCAATCATGTTTTTCTGTCCAGCGTATGCGTCTAACAACATAGGGTATGTCATGTCCTTCAAACAATGCTGCACACTGTTTGACTCTATCCATGTGTTCGTGATGTGCCATTAGGTTAACTTGAAACGGAATACCTCTTTCCATTTCGTTTAGTTGTGCCCAATACAGTACATTGTTAGCACATCGTTGCCAGTTGTCGTCATCTTCTACGTGCAAACTGAATACATAGTGGTTTACAGGAAGTCTAGCATAAAGTTTGTGTGGTAATGTGCCATTGGTTGTAATGTTAATCCAGTCTAGTCTTTGTACAGCATGTTCTACTATCTCTATAATATGAGGGTGAACACATGGTTCTCCGCCAGTAAAACTCAATCGAACAGGTCTGTCTAGTTCTGCTAGTGCATCAATTGTGTCTAGCATTACTTTTACTTCTGTATGCGGGCTAAAGTTGTCGTGTATTTCTGCAGGACAGTAGGTACAGTCTAGATTACAGCGTTTTCCTATGTTCCATTCGACATGAATACTATCTTTGTGATCCCAGCGACTTTCAACTTTATACATATGGAGTAAACTCCGGGTTTACTGAAAGAAAATCTTGTCCTCTAGTTTTGTCTAATCTGCGATTAAATTCAACACAGTCTGCCCAGTGTGTATCATACATACATTTTGCTTCTAAAAAGTTAATGTTATCTTGTATTTGTTGCAATGTAACAGTCTTTAACAAATCGTGCTCTTGCACTAAAGGATACTCTAATACATCTGCCTTCATCATTTCAAGTTTGCGAACTACACGCTGTTTTAGTTTAGGTGGCAACACTTGCGCACTCAGTGCCATAGGATAGT